GGTAGGTGTTATTGAAGGCGTAACTGTAACTGAAGGTGTAACTGTAACTGAAGGTGTTATCGACGGGGTAGGTGTTATCGACGGTGTAACTGTAACTGATGGTGTAACAGTAACTGATGGTGTAACTGTAACTGAAGGTGTTATCGACGGGGTAGCTGATGGCGTCCGGGTTACTGAAGGCGTTACTGATACAGAAGGAGCAACATAACAACCTAGATATATATCTAAACCACTTTCGGTGTTGAATTCAACACCAGCCTCACCTAAGAGAATGAAATTGCATGTAGCTGACGGTGTAGGTGTTATAGATGGTGTAACTGTAACTGATGGTGTAACAGTAACTGATGGTGTTATCGACGGGGTAGGTGTTATAGATGGTGTAACTGTAACTGAAGGTGTAACTGAAGGTGGTGGTGAAGGTAGTGGTGTAACTGAAGGTGTAACTGTAACTGATGGTGTAACAGTAACTGATGGTGTTATCGACGGGGTAGGTGTTATAGATGGTGTAACTGTAACTGAAGGTGTAACTGAAGGTGGTGGTGAAGGTAGTGGTGTAACTGAAGGTGTAACTGTAACTGATGGTGTAACAGTAACTGATGGTGTAGGTGTTATCGACGGTGTAACTGTAACTGATGGTGTAACTGTAATTGAAGGTGTTATCGACGGGGTAGGTGTTATAGATGGTGTAGGTGTTATCGACGGTGTAACTGTAACTGAAGGTGTTATCGACGGGGTAGGTGTTATAGATGGTGTAACTGTAGCTGATGGTGTTATCGACGGTGTAACAGTAACTGAAGGTGTAACTGTAACTGAAGGTGTTATCGACGGGGTAGGTGTTATAGATGGTGTAACAGTAACTGATGGTGTAACAGTAACTGATGGTGTTATAGATGGTGTGGGTGTTATAGATGGTGTAACAGTAACTGATGGTGTTATCGACGGGGTAGGTGTTATCGATGGTGTAACAGTAACTGAAGGTGTAACAGTAACTGAAGGTGTTATCGACGGGGTAGGTGTTATAGATGGTGTAACAGTAACTGATGGTGTAACAGTAACTGATGGTGTAACTGTAACTGATGGTGTAACTGTGACTGATGGTGTTATAGATGGTGTAACTGATGATGTAACTGTAACTGATGGTGTTATAGATGGTGTAACTGATGATGTAACAGTAACTGATGGTGTTATAGATGGTGTTGGTGGGATATGTCCTTGAGATGGTGTAACTGAAGGTGTAACTGAAGGTGTAACAGTAACTGATGGTGTAACTGTAACTGAAGGTGTTATCGACGGGGTAGGTGTTATAGATGGTGTAACAGTAACTGATGGTGTAACAGTAACTGAAGGTGTAACTGTAACTGAAGGTGTTATAGATGGTGTAACTGTAACTGAAGGTGTAACTGTAACTGATGGTGTTATAGATGGTGTAACTGTAATCGAAGGTGTCACTGTAACTGAAGGTGTTATCGACGGTGTAACTGTAACTGAAGGTGTTATCGATGGTGTAACTGTAATCGAAGGTGTCACTGTAACTGAAGGTGTTATAGATGGTGTAACAGTAACTGATGGTGTAACTGTAACTGATGGTGTAACTGTAACTGATGGTGTAACAGTAACTGAAGGTGTTATCGACGGTGTAACTGTAATCGAAGGTGTTACTGATGGTGATAGGGGAATAGGGCAATTAAACTTATATCTCCAATCCGGCCCAAGGGGTGAATACACCCGCACTATAGCAGTATTAGTGGGGTGGTTTTTTAAAATAGATACAGTACTTAGAGCGCTAGTAAAAACGAAAGGAAACCCATCCGGTGCGATAGGTAGATTGCCCAACTCTGGTATAGGTCCCTTCGCTGTTAACCCACCAACAAAAACATTTCTATGACTGCCACCATAGTTATAAACATAACTACCAATATAATAGGTATCTAAAACTATATTGGAGCTAAACTCAACTATATATCTCTCTGGTTTATTACCCGGGTCATAATGAAATAGACACTGAGACGGTACAGTCGAGGTCGGTGTCGGTGTAGGGGCCATACCACAACTCAGTAACACTAAGTTTGATAGACCGGGCATCCCATAGTAAATTCCCAATTGGGTTCAGCAAGGGGAGAGTATACACGGACAATTGCTTCGTCTATTAAAATGTCGTTGTTAAAGGTTAGCGTTCCTGTAGTGGGTGTAAAAACATAAGGTAGACCATCAGGAGCAATTGGTAAATTATACAGCTCCGGAATAGTATTTGATGTAAAGCTATTAACAAAATCACCTCGTAGATAACCACCAAAATCATATGCACTGCTACCTACGTAGAATGTGTCAATAACAATAGCAGAATTATACTCTACAATATACCTCTCCGGCTTTTCACCTGTACTGAAGTTAAATGATGTGGTTAAGGTTGACATTATGGTATTGGTGTTACTGGTGGTGTTTTCGAGGGTGTAACTGAAGGTGGTTCTGGAACACCAGATGGTAGTGGTATAGTTGGTGTTATAGATGGTGTAGCAGTAACTGATGGTGTTGGTGATACTGATGGAGAAGCTGCTGGGGTAGCTGGTGGTGTAGCTGATGGTGTAGGTGCCGGTGGAGATGGTGGTACGTATCCTTCTGATGGTGTAGGAGATGGTGTTACAGGTGGAGTATATGGTATAAATCCAAGTGAAGTTGATGGGGTTATAGATGGTGTTATCGAAGGTGTAACAGTAACAGATGGTGTAGGTGATATAGCTACTGGGGATGTGCTCGGAGTAGGTGTTACTGAAGGTGACACTGGTGGTGTTGGATTAATAAGTGTTATTATTTGCTCAGCTGGGTAATATTTATTTACACCACACTCAAAGGTAACTGTTTCACCACATGTAATTTTTCTATATGGGCAGCCAATATAAACCTCCCAATCTTTACCAGATAGAGGGTCATACACATGGGTTGCAATTCTATTTTTATCGGTATCCTTATAGAATGTTGATAAAGCATATGCTACTGTGGAATCAATATAAGGATATCCGTCTGGTGCTACACTTAAGCCTGTAAATTGGGTATAACCACTATCAGTAAGACCTGCAATAAATGTCTGTCGGTCACCTCCTGTATAATTATAGGAATCATTACCTACGTAGCCTGTATCAACTACATCAACGCCATCATAATTAAATATAAACCTAGTTGGGTATGATGTTGCATTCCATTCAATATCAACAGTACCTATTGTACCAGAAATGTCATACAATACAGTCGGTATTAAGTTACTATCCGAATTACTATATGTGGCAGATAAGCCACATAATAGGTTAGGATACCCAATCGCTGGCTCCATTCCTAGGAATGGTAGTATACCAATATCTTCTTTTTCTGGAACAGGTTCTGCCGGATTTCCCAATATAGTATTGTCAATACTAAAAGAAGATAGTTGAGTAAAGCTGTTGGTAGTCGTCTCCGGAGCTTCGGCTTTGCCTTCAACATGAAAATTATCAATTATAACATTTAGATCAGTGCTGCCTTTAGAGATGTTCTTAACAAATGATACTCCAGGTCTGAACTTAGTTGAGGTAGTAAAATTAAGCTCTATATTTTGTTCAAAGATATTAATGTAGTCATAATCTTCCAGTCTCTTATAGTCAACATAAATGGTTCTACCATAATTACCAAGTCTAGCTCTAAGTGTTTTGACACCATCACTAAGCAGATCAAAAGCTGAAATGGCTACATTACCTGCTAGATACTGATAACTTGATGCTTGATCCCCTCGTAGAGAGATGCTATTTGGCTTGCGTTCATTATACTGGTAACCAGAACGTATAGTATTATCAGCCAATTTTGCTTGTGCACCATAAACACCTAGATTATCCATACCAACACCAATAACACCTCCCTGGAGCCCTATTGATTTTTCATACGATCCGGCAGTATATTGTATTCCGGAATAACCTAAATTAATACCACGTCCACCATAATCGAGATCTACACTCGCATCTTGTAAAAATAAACATAGGCCAAAGCTATCATTTTCATCCCACGCGGTTAATTCATAGTTAAATGACCATGTAATGTCATATAGCGGTGATACCCCCTTTTCATATACTGTAACTGGTGACCCAGCTGATGGTATAGAGGCAGCCGGTGAAGGTGTTATAGAGGGTGTTACCGTTGGTGTTATTGAAGGTGTTACAGATGGTGTATGTGTAACAGATGGTGTAACAGATGGTGTTGGTGGTATATAACCTTGAGATGGTGTAACTGAAGGTGTTACTGATGGTGTCGGTGTTACTGATGGTGTTGATGTTACTGATGGTGTAACTGATGGTGTAACAGTAGGTGTAGGGGTTACTGAAGATGTTGGTGTTACTGTTGGTGTAACTGATTGTGTAACAGAAGGGGTGGGGGTTACTGAAGATGTTGGTGTTACTGTTGGTGTTTTAGATGGTGTTGGTGGTATATAACCTTGAGATGGTGTAACTGAAGGTGTTACTGATGGTGTCAGTGTTACTGATGGTGTTGGTGTGACAGATGGAGACGCTGTTGAGGTTGGTGATGGGTCTGGTGGTATATAATCTTTTGTTGTTGAGGGTGTTATTGAAGGTGTAGGTGTTATTGAAGGTGTAGGTGTTATTGAAGGTGTTGGTGTTATTGATGGTGTAGCAGTAACAGATGGTGTTGGTGTTATTGAAGGTGTCGGTGTTATTGATGGTGTTGGTGTTATTGAAGGTGTTGGTGTTATTGAAGGTGTTGGTGTTATTGAAGGTGTTGGTGGTATATAATCTTTAGATGGTGTTATTGAAGGTGTAGGTGTTATTGAAGGTGTAGGTGTTATTGAAGGTGTAGGTGTTATTGAAGGTGTAGGTGTTATTGAAGGCGTAGGTGTTATTGAAGGTGTTATTGAAGGTGTAGGTGTTATTGAAGGTGTAGGTGTTATTGAAGGTGTTACTGTTGGTGTGTGAGATGGGGATAGATCTGGTGGTATATAATCTTTTGTTGTTGAGGGTGTTATTGAAGGTGTAGGTGTTATTGAAGGTGTTGGTGTTACTGTTGGTGTTTTAGATGGTGTTGGAGGTATATAATCTTTAGATGGTGTTATTGAAGGTGTAGGTGTTATTGAAGGTGTAGGTGTTATTGAAGGTGTTATTGATGGTGTCGGTGTTACTGTTGGTGTGTGAGATGGGGATGGATCTGGTGGTATATAATCTTTTGTTGTTGAGGGTGTTATTGAAGGTGTTGGTGTTATTGAAGGTGTTGGTGTTATTGAAGGTGTTGGTGTTATTGAAGGTGTTGGTGTTATTGAAGGTGTTGGTGTTATTGAAGGTGTTGGTGTAACAGACGGGGTCGGTGTTATTGAAGAGGTGGGTGTAACAGACGGAGACATTTACAAATATTATTTAATCTGGTACACGAAGACTAGGGTAAAAGACTTACCATCTTTTATTGATGTTTTATGAACAAGTTTATAACCTATCTTTTTAAACTCGGTATAAACAACTCTAAAATGATCCGCATTAATGTTTACAATAATACTGCCCCGCTGTTTATCTTCTAATAAGAAGTCGGTAAACTCCTCCGCCAAGTAAAATGCTCGCTCTTTTAAATCCACATATATATTTATGGTGTGGATAACGCTTTAACAATTTCATCAACCTTTGTTGATAATTTTACCAACTGTACCCAGTCAATATCACTAGATATTGATATATTATAGGTAGTAATTAGCTTTTGCAGCAGTAAAAAATCCGGCGGCGTCAGTCCTTCAACGATTAGTTCATTCATGCCATAATTTATGCCTCCTAAATTATATAGCCAATAGCATTAAGAGAAATCTGTTGACCCGTGTAGCTTTTATATTTAAATGCACCAACTAGTTGATTTGTCGATGCATTTGCACTTAGAGGTAGCATCACTTGGCTTGCTACTCGGGTATCGTAATTTTTTGGAATTCCATATGACGACATAATTCTATAATGCTTAGTAGAATCTAGCAACTTAGTCTCATTTTTTGCATAGACTAGCTCTGTGTTTTGGAATTTTTGAGTTGCATCATCAAAAACATACGCGTTAATAATTATAGCCGATGCTATACTAGGTACACTTACACCTGTATCTGTATATGTTGTACCATCATATGAAAATAAAGTAGGTGAAAAGACCATGTTAAATGAATAATCAGCAACACCACCTAAAGCTGTCTGATTAAAAATTTCTACGGGGTCATCAAACCAGAATGTTGAGCTAGTAGAATCCCCACTTCCCCCGGCATTCGTATCTTTAGATGAATTGCTCCTAGGGTCTATACCTATAACCATATCCCCAGTAAGCGGGTTTATAGCTGTCCCGGTTACCTCAACACCACCTACTACTGCGGATAACCCTGATTGTATAGTAACTGTTGATGATGCAATAGAATCAGCTACCGATTTAATAATAAACAACGTGCCTTGTGCACTAAGTGAGCTGTTTAGTCCGGAAGCAACACTAAACGTGGTTGAGCTAGCTGGTGCACTACCGACTCCATATAGACTTGAATTTATATAATCCGGTAATTTAAATGACACACCGATGTTTGTACTACCAAATGTTTCGCCTATAACAGCGGATAATTGTGGGTAAGATACACCCGCGACTTCCTGACCATTACATAGTAGCCAACCCTCAGGAGCTCCACTAGCTTCAACATAGGGCATAATTGTACCGACTGGTATTGGTCCTCCGGAGGAGTTAAAAAAGAATGTTGAGCTCTGAGTTTGCGGTGACCATGTTAAATTACCAAGAACATCCGTTCTAAGATATGTATTATTGCTGAGACCACCAATAGGGAAGGTGTACTCAACACTATTAATATCAAGCTTCTGTGGTAAATTTAAATATTCAGTAGAATTTGGTCTAATACTATCTGTTGAGATTCTAGAACCACTGAGTGATATTCTAGAATTCTCGTCTAACATAATGGAATTACCAAGCATATCAGTGCTAATATTAGCAGCAGATAGAGTACCAACAGATATAGTACCAGCAGCATCATCTACAACTATAGTACCATCCCCCGCAACTAACACTCTCCCGGCAGCAATCCACGAAGAGGTGGTTTTAATATATAGTGTGTTGTTAGTTGTATTTACTACATAATCACCTTCTACAGCATCTAATACTGTTGTATGATCTGCTACAGCATTTTTATATTTATTACCAACTACTATGCCTCCAGATGTTGATGCATCGCCGATAAATAATCGTTTACTATCTGTGGTGTATCCTAACTCACCTTCTGATAACAAGATTTGTTGTCTATCATTATCACTACCTCTCCTAACGAGTAGTTTAAGTAATGTGTTTTCTAAAATTTCTATCTTTTTAGCCATAATTAGTATCTAAAAATTGGGATTGCGAACCTGTCTATAGGTTCCTCACTATCAGAAGGTTGTACACCATCTATTGTTATAAAACCTGCTGATGATAGGGGGATGGTTGTCGAAGCTGATCGATCGTAGTTTGCAGAAATACACTCGATAATTGTTGAAGGAACAGTGGTATTGTTAATATAATCTACATTACCATATCCGTTAAATGTAGTGGTGGTTGAATCATTTGCTGTAAGTGCATTATAAATTGCAGTGTCCAACGAGCTAACAAACCCATTCGCGTCAGTAGATATAGTTGCTAGGGTTGCTGAGCCTGACGCATATTTTGGTGTTAGAGCTAATTTACTTGCCCCTACAGTAAAATCATCTGTATCGATAGTATTTGTTAATGCGCTTGCCGGTACGGCAGATAACTCTAATTGACCACTAATAAATTTGAAATTTGCAGTAGCATCTACCCCGATAGTATCACCACTACCACCACTTATACCATTACCAAATGCTGAGCTATTAATTTGATCTACACCAACCTGTATTACTGACAATGTATTACTAGTTGTAATTCCGATTGTTGTATTATCTACATTTGCTGAAAGTCCGGATGAGTTAACGGATAAGGCACCATCAGCATAAACTACACTCGAATCTAAATTACTTGCGCTTATAGAGTTTCCTAATAACGTTAGTTTATTATTAACATTATATTCAAAATAAGTTGGATCAATCTTGGTACCTATAAATGCCCAATCTACTACCTGCGAATAATCATTACCAGATAGTTGATATAATAAATTATTATCATACACTATATCACCTAAGACCGCATCTGTAAGTAATATTCTAGAACCTATAGTTAGCGGGGCATGTATTATATTACCTACAATCTGCCCACCACTAGTAAATCCATCACCCACCCACACACGCTTTGTATCTGTAGTATATCCTAACTCACCTTGCTCGAGAATAACGGCCCGTCGTTGACTATCTGTACCTCTACGAATTTTTAACTTTACTATTTCTATATCCATTACTATTTACCGTTGAGTGGTTAAGCTGTTCTCTTCCAGATATACACCCCATAACCGGGAGGTGTGTTGTTATGTGCAATACCGAGCCCAGTGGTATCGGTATTTGTAGATGATGCCATGCTGCGCTCATCCGGTCTTCCGCCGTTATCTGTATAACCACCAATTGCTTGTTGAGCTGTAAATGCATGGCTGTGCTTTGGCATCTCATTAATATTTAATATATGATCATATCTACCATCATTAGTATCACCAACAGTAAACGCTTTATTGCCGTAACCATCATTTCCAGTACCAGTACCTACAATAAATTTACCTTGTGAAGTCTGCTCCCATGTACCGCCAAATCTAACTTGCGGGTTAATATTATCAACGCTCATGAAAACAGAGCCAACAGGAAAAATCCTATCTACTATATATTGAAAGAATTTATCATCTAGGGAGTTTCCTGATAAAGCACCACTTACAGCAATACCATTACCGTCTCTACCGATTGCAAGAGAGCTCTTGTTACCAAACCCGTCATATACCCATTCTAGCCCGGAGGCTGGTATTGGTGCACCTTTAGCGTGTAAAACACCAACATAAGTATCATTAATGTTGGTGTTAGTTAGAGAAGTTGTCGCCATATACAATTATATTTATTTATATGGCATGCAATATACAATTAAATCTGAATAATACTGTTTAAATTATATTGGGGCTGTATTCTAGGAGCCGCGTCGACAGCTATCAGGTTTAAAATATTCAGCTGCATACTATATAATTCTCTAAAACATCTATTAACGGTATCTACCAATGCTTCTTCATTACTATGAATCATGAGATTTTTTAAATCTGTTTCTATAAATTTAGAGAAATCTAGATTATAGCCATACTTATCTAAAACTAATACATTATCTCTATATCTACCTTTAAATTTACCAACAATATTGTTTTTAATGATCAATATATCTTCTAATAATTTATAAATTTCCTTATTTATTGAAGATATTTGAATATATTCTTCCGGGCTTAAGGAGAATCCATTTATACCAAAATTATTATAGTTAGTTCGTTTTATAACACGTTGATATGCCTCAATAGTTGGTTCATTAAAGAAGTAGAACCTACTATTACTCGACAGTATAATCTTATCATTACCATCCGGCCCCTCAAATACATTAAAACCATTAATATTATTGTTTGTTATACCAACAGACCCTTCTTCCACGTTATCTGTTCCAAATAAATTCCATGCAAAGTTTGAATTCTTCCACTCTACCTCTTGATAATTCCACCGATTATTAAAAGATTTATCTTCTACCTGATAATCAAGCAGAAACATTCGGTTTGGTCCAAACTTACCTATGACTTCTGCGGGTCTAGTTTTAAATTTTTTGTATACACTCCACTGCGTTACAAAATACCAGTAATTACTCGCAGCTCTCGAAAATGATATTTCCTTAACCACCTCCCCATTTTGAAGATAATCATCTAATTGCACCCTCTCAATATTTCTAGTATCATCACTACTAAATCTATAGAGGTAAGCTGTATTTAAGCCTGTTAAATCATCTATAGCATATGTTACCACATAAAGGACCCTAAAATCCGGATCAAACTCCATAGCTCCAAAAGTCTCTTTGTTTAAATCTATAGACGAAATCTTATTAATAAAATTAAAATACACATCAAATATTTTAATTACCTTATTCCCAGAGTCATATACCGCTACTTCACTATCAGTACAAGCCAATTTAGTTGGTTGGTTAAACTTTGTCTGTCTTGTTGTCCCACCGTATCCTCCTACTTGATCAATATAATTTCTTCTATTACCTAGTAAAATATCTGTACTAAGACTTTTTGCTACACTCTCATTTGTAAACCCACGAATATCATATTTTATAACAACATTATTCTGCTTATCCGATAAAAATGCATATCTTTTATTTGATGCTATACCCGCCAATTCTCGGTAAGATAGTTCGTTTTCCTCATCTGTTTCATATCCTGTAGATTGCTCAATAATTTGTAATGTATCATTACTACCGGTCATTGAGATAAATTTACTATCTGTTATAGCAAAGAGCGCGAAGTTATCTGCCGTGTTTTGAGCTACCTGTGATGAAACTTCTATAATATTACCAATTGAGCTTAAGCTATTTGATTCAGAGAATGGTATAGTATTAACAAATTCACTACTCTGAATACTATCAGACTTAAATATGGTGAAATTATCATCGCTAATACCAGATAACCCTGCAAATGTAATTGTATTTGTATACGGTAAATTATTTGCAGCAATAGAGAGCCTAGAGAAGGTGTAAGTATTGTTTTCACGAAGGTTATCTAATTTAAATTTTAGCAGATCGTAATTAAAATTATCGTTTATACTGAATATACACTCATCCAATGTTTTTGGTAGCTGTAGATCTAGATCACCAACAACCCTATCCTTAAAAAAGGCAGACATTATTAGATCTGTATTATATGTATTTTTAGCTGTTAGTAGGCTGCCAGTTACCACATCCCTCGCTTCACCTATATTAACATCAACTGTAAAATACCCAACGAAATCAGCTCCAGTTAGAGTAAACATATCACCGGAGGTGTACGTTCTTTTATATGCGGTATAGTCAATCATGAGTAGTCCTTAAATTGAATTTCATTTATCTTAATGCCAACAGGTAGTATATCCTTAGATTCATTTAAGATATTTGCCTTTATTTGCGATCTTATCACCTCATCAGTTATATTTAGGTTTTTAACCACTATATCGATATTTTGACTAGAGTTATATCTACCAAGTTTAAAGAATCTCTCTATTTGTATCTTATTATTTCTTTGACTGCTGGGTATAGAAAGTACGAGATCATCTATCTGCTTATTTTGTAAGTATAGAGCATGAATGGTGTTAGTATCAACAGCTTTATCAAACACTGTAATATTTTTTAGTTCTAAATCCTTTATATAGTAATAACCAGGCTGTCTTATATATGTTGAAAGATCCAAACCATTTTGAAATCCTGTAGAACCTATATATAATTCATCAGTGAATATATCTTGTATTTGATACTTACCTGCAGGTAAGGTCATATTTTCATACAATCTACCATTAATATACAGTGTTGAGTTACCTTGCAAACTATCAAACCTATATGTGAATGTATGATATCCAGCGTCAATTGTAGTAGTATCAAATGATATTGTTTGAGTTAAACTATCTTCTCGATCTAGGTAATTCTGTAATGTGAGTTTGAAATCAATTGACATACTATCATACAATCGATTAATATTGTTATAATTCGTTAGTGGTATATTATAGGTGTTTTTAGTCTTAACTGCCGCCGTGTCTAGTCTAGTAGCTACTTTACCTCTAGTGAGATATAGCTGATTATTAATACCTGCGCATAAATACACAGGATATTGCACTTTTGATCCATTAATATATTCATTGACAAAATCAATTGAAATTATACTACCACCAGAAAGTGGTAAAAGTAGCTCATCCCCCTCTACTGTATCAAAATTAGCTGAGAGCTGAAACACTCCATTGGTGTTATACTCATACATTGTATTTTCTGTCGCGATGTATATAATATTATCCTTAACATTAATATCTGTAATTGGTGTGGCTGATTTAAGAAATGCCTGAGGTTGAGACCTCAAATCATGTTTAACAACATAGTTACTAACTGTATAAAATATAGTTTCATTGTTTTCCCACCTTAAATTGGTACCAGGTAATTTAAAAAGCGTATCATTTACCTCTACAATATTTTCATAGATTGAAAACTCATTTTTATAAACATCAAACTCAGCAGCAGTCAAGGGTGTAGATTCTAAATTATTGACGTTGAGTTTATTAACCTCACCAGTAGATGATATAAAGCTAATACTATCTGTCTCTTGATAGCTGCCGAGATAATCAGTAATCCTAGAATTACACTCTAATCTAACCTTATTACCCTGTGGGGTAACTTTATAGAATAAATTACCGCTAGTTGCTATAGTGTAATCTTCCAGTGCACCCCGTTTGTATATATCTTTAATGTTTGTCTTGAAGTTAACTTTATTAAGAAGTACAAATTTGGAATTGTATATATACAGCACATTACCACTAACGACATGTATAAATGGTGTGACTGTTTGATCCTGAAAAACACCAAACCCTTGGTTAGTGTTGTTACCTAAAATCTGAAACCCATATTGTTTATTTGGATCTAGATAAGTATCAAAAGAAATAGTAAATGATTTGCTATTATTAATTTTTTCATACACACTCAGCTTAGAAAATATTGTACCATTATAATACAGACTATTTGAATTATACGGAATGCATGTATTTTCAGTCTCTCCTCGTAAGATACGTGAAGAGAAATAATCTGTAAAGGAAGATACGATAGGAGATTGAGTGCTTATTATATCTTTGATACTATCAAGTCCTACCCTCTCATATCGTAGCGAAATGTTTGGCACTATAGCAAGATCACTTTTTTTATCAAAGAATTTTCCTCTAACCAGTTTAGTATTTGGTATAGCAATTGCGGTCGCGTCCACACTATCATAAAATGATGGTGTGTATCTTGGTATACTTGATAATGCTTGTATTTTAGTAAGTTTATCAGGGTAATAATATCTATCAACCCACACTCCATCACTATTAATATTATCAGCTGATAGCCAGGTGCATAAGTACCTACCATTCTGATATATACCACTAGTAGTTCTTTTAGTGTATACTTTATCCGCTAGCAGTGGTGATGGTCCTGCAAAACTGCCGTTTTGTGAAAAGGTAGTATCATTAATATTCAACCTGCTATATGGGTATATAGCAGAAGGTGCGTTAAAGTAAGTATCTGAACCATTTTTAATAAACACATCTTTATCATAAAATGTATAGTTGAGATTTATTTTTTCAGAACCCCTCTCTTGCTCAGCGCCAGTGTAGAATGTATTATATGTCCTATAATCATAGCTACCAATACCGCCTGGGGTTTTGAGCATATTACTACCTCGTTTAATAAAATTGAATTCTGATCTATAGGTATCTGTAGTAAAGTAATTTAGTGGAAAGCTAGCTGAGGATATTGTGTTATAATTTGTCTGAAACACATACTGGCCTACATCATCAAATGAGCTATTAAGTGTATCAATTTTAAGGCTGTTGAGTTTTTCTGATTTATAGCTTACAAAACTGTTATTGAGAGATAGTTTAGATTTTTCTAATGAGTAATCTATATGAATTAAATTATTCAGTGACCTGTTGAGCCCACCCGTTTGCATCTCTGTAAATACAACAGTGTTACCACTTAATGTTAGTATATTAAGACTATTGTTTACAAATTTATATATCTGTAAATAACCATCACTATCAATAGAGTACCTAAATACATCATTGTTTTCTGCTGTAACATCGTCTACATCACTTATATAGTTGTAGAAAATAACACCGTTTGTGTCTGGATTATAATTTAAAAAATAATCCCGCTTACCACTATTATGCTTAATTCGAGCATACTTATTATTAAGCATCTCTAACTCAAAATAGAAGTTGTTTATATGACCGTTTAAGTCGTTAAAGGTCTTAAGACCTACCTGCTTCTGCTCATCAGTGGCAGATAGGCTGTTTGATGAGAATATGTATAGATAGGCAGGGTTTAGACCAGTTCCCCGTTTAAAGTATAATTTAGAAGTTAAGGTTGTAGCTGGAAGTTGAGATAAGGTGGATAATTGTATGAAGTTTGTTAAGTTATCCTTATTTGTTAGATATAAATTTGAATAATTATTTATCCTTACATCCCTAGCACCAGAAAGTGCAGTGATATTATTAATATAAAATTCTTGCTCGAGTGGAGATCTTTGTTGATTTATCTGAACAAACTTATCAGCAAAATTCGCAGTAGGGAATGCAACTGAGCTTACTGATCTGTTATATGTACTTGACACTACCTTTATTTAATTGCAAACTTGGAGTTAAAACTTAATTTCTCTCCAATAGTGTAATGTATGTTTGCTTATTATACTTACTTTGAAAGTTAGCAACAGTATTTGATGTTAAGTGATGAACCTGTGTATTTATAATTGATAGTTGCTTAATATTATCATAATATGACTCATGTACCAATTTAATGGGTTGATAGACATGTGCAGAATATCCATTACTAAAAAATATTAAGAATTGAGCTGTGAGATTTGTAAAAAATGAGCTACTATTTGGGGTATATGTATGGTTACGTGTAGAGAGTATTGTACCACCCAGCTTCCCATATAACATTTCTGTAAATATGGAATTCTCTTTATAATCATATACCAACTCTTTAGAGTAATACTCTGTTTTTGAACCATCGCCCCAGTCTAAATCTAGATCTAAAGCTGATACTACAGTCTCCTGAATACCAGTAAGTATAAATTGAATGGTGTATGTGCCCTTAGCTATAATTTCATCAAGCACTAGTGATGTATCTTCAGTTATAGATGTTAAACTTGTGTAAGATGTTATCATATAGTTAAGTTAAAATTAGTATTATCAATTGTATATGAACTATATCTAGATGACACTGTTGCAAATTGTGTTGATTGTCCAAATGTTGTAGATCTAACACAACTTTCTAATGTGTTATACTTATACATACTCTTAAGAGCCATTCCACAATTATTTAGCTCAAACTCAGCATCATATATATGAGTTAGTTCGTTTAAATCGTTAACAATATAGGTAAGCTTAAACACATTATTTAATTTATTGTATGTTAAAAATGGTGTCTGTATTTTTTCAGCCGCAAAATTATTATTTATAGTACCAGATAAGCTAGTTCGGAATGAGCTCAATGTTTGTTCTGTAGATTGTAGTGGAAATAATTTGCTATAGTTACATGTATGTGTGTTATAAACATATATATTTGGGACAATATACCAGTAATTTTTTGCAACTGCTGATGCAGAAGTAAACGATGTTGAAATCGTCTCAAATATAGTAAAATATATACTATCTGTACCTTCTATATAAAATCTATTTGAAAACTGATTTGTTTTAACAGCACTATTAATAGAAAACAGTGTATTTTTAGTATTGGGTATCTCAAATACTCCATTGGTGTATGCTATTTTATCAATAGCTAAATTATTTGGTGTTTGCAACACTATACAATCATTAATAACATCAAAATCAACAGTGTTATTGTATATATCATTCTGTACCGCGGTACTATACTTAGATAGTATGTTTGAAAGAGCGGCTGAGATAGGTAGAGATTGTGAATATCTCTGATTTTTGATATATATCTTACCTGTCAATCTCTTTTTATCTTCATTGGTTAACACTACACTCTCTGAGGTGAGCGAAGATAAGACAGTTAGTGAATCATCACTAACATCATCAAGATATATGTAATCATCTGCATAGTTAAAGGAATTCTTTAATGATATATCATCAGTAAAATACCCACCATTATAATACTTGTATTGATCACCAGCTGATAGGTAATATTTAATATCTGTTGCGAAATTAAATTCATAATTATTACCACCAAGCTCGAACAGATCATCCTCGGTAGCAATATTTGAGAGTGGGGATTGCTCTGTTCCAATCGAGTCTAAGATTGGAAATGTCCCTTCAGCTAGAATAGTATAATAATAGTTGAGGGGGCCAGGCCAATTTGGATCAAACCCAGATAAGGGTTCCGGTAGTAACGTGTTATCTAAAAAGGCAAATGCCCCACCATCCCTCCATATAGGGTTAATGCTTCTAGTTCTTTGAATTAATTCTTGATATGGTGTAAACTCCCTAAAATACATGTAGAGATCAGGATCTACAGTGGTAAAGCCATCTGTGTAAGATGATAGTCCTGATCTTATAGAACCATTTAATGAACCTGTGAGTGAGTAGTTAAAATTGTGTCCTTCGATATCATCAAAAAACTCATAACCATCTAATAACAGGTTTAGTACAGTATTATTTGTTTTCTCCTCTAAAGGTTTTAGAGGTTGGGCTTTAAATAATGCATACTCATTACCATATGGATCAAACTGGTATTTGTCTATTATACCCTCTTCATACAAATCTGTAAAATTTAAATTGTAACTTAGCTCATTTAAAATTGATAACTCATCAGAGTCCCGCTCTTTAGTGTTATATGGCTCAAATGTTGTTGTTTTGTGAGTAATATAGGGGTCACCTGATGCTATACCACTAGATGCATTTCGAATATTCTTTCTATTATCAATCTTAAATGTAACTGGATAAGCACTTTGCGGATTAACCGTAACATTACCATACAATTCCGGGTCTGGAAAAATATAAACTTTATTATTTTCTAGATCCTCTACATTAATTGTATATGTATAATTATCTGCATTTAGCTTGAAGAGCCCTATATTATCAGGTTCGAAAAATATACCAACATCTCGCAATAAGCGTATTTCATTACTTTCTACAGTTGCTGTATCTGCAGTTTGTAGGTTTAATAGGTTATTTGTAGGTGTATCTGCTTGTATTAGTAATCCAGAGGTAGGTGGGAATGATGTGGTATCTATATAATAGATGTCAGTACCGATATATTTCTCTAGTAACCTTCTCTTAAGAGCATATATTTTTGATTGACTGCACCCATCTATAGTGTTGTTGTTAATGAGTGTATTAAGTGGATTCTCCGGATTACATATTGGGTCAAATGTATTAATTGTTAGTTTGGGCGGGTTAATACTAAATGATCTTATACTTTCTAGAAAGCTAGTAGATGTTAAAGCATCTATTGCATCCGGGTCTAAAAAATATTTTGATTCAATATCATTAATATTACTATCATATATCTCTTCGCGAAGACCATCATCTGTTGTTGTTCTCGGTAAATCAAAATAGTTGCTATATACATCAATATATTCTTCTATATCTATATTAAAATTTGCAGCAATTGTATCTACATCATATGTCTTAGAATGTAATGTATCTTCCGCGGTAATTACAAAGTTATATATGTTGTCAAAAATTGCTTTCTCTACACCAGTTTTACTACCTTTAATTTTATTACGCTCAATTACATATTTGCTTTCATCCCGCTTCTTTTTATAAAACAGAGCTATATCTTTTAGTTTGTTTGCAAAAAAAGGAATCGCGATGTCTAAATCAGCAGGGTCGTTAAAGTTAATTTTCTGTAAGAATCGTTTTTCGCTCTCAGTAGTATAATTAACTACTATTTCTTGAATAAACTCCTTATAATAGTTTTTAAATTGCGTGAGTTGCTCTGCCTTAGATCCGCCCTGTTTTGAATACCAGAGTTTTAAATATTTGTTATAGAAGGAGCTATATTCCTCTGGAGTATAGTCAACACGTGTATATGTAATGAAATCGAGAAATGATAGTGGTGCAATACTATCTCGAATATCATCTTGAGGTGTTGAGTTAATAATAGAAAACCCAACCTCAACCGTTTTATAATTTTCACCTGCCATTGTTATTATTTATTTAAAATAATTCTAACCCATCATATAAAGCATTAGCTAATATGTTTGATACAATACCGTTGTCTTTTGACCAATCATTGTAAGAAGTTAAATTACGTGTTAGTGTGTTGTTAGGATCATTAAAGTTGATAACAGAATCTACTACCAAACGATCACTAGAAGCCATTTCATAAAAATTATATATATCAAATATGTCTTTACCACCACCAGATAGTAATGGCCAGCCCCAAGTTTCATTATAATCACTTAGTATATAGTAGTCTGTGCTAAGGTCAGTTCTAATGGTTGGAGGATTTGAAGCACTAAGGGGCAAATATGTGTTAATCTGAATATACTTACCGCTATATTTTTCGAACGCTACTATATTGTTGCCTGGTACAGCACTAGAATTGAGAGTTAGTGTACTACCCAAATTTGTACCGTAGTATTCATTATTTGCATATCCAAATGTTAAATAATTTTCTTGATTTATATTATACTCACCAAACAAGCGAGATTTACTAATTGAGAGTAGATCAATTAACCTAGACAGTTTTGATGGTATAGAGAATTTATTTAAAGATGCTACATCTAGACTTTTTAAGATTGCTGATAGTTGATCAATATTAGCATAGTCAATTATTGTATTATTATTTTGAAAGTTTTTAATCTTCTCATATGTGCTCTTACCAATACTATCTTGAGCAGAACTCAAATCACCAAATATTGAACCAATAAAATCATTCATTAATATAGTGGTATCAGTAAAGAGTGGTTGTATAGCAACATCTTTAAAAACATCTGTAAAATCAATATCTTCCCCTTGCTTGGCTATAATATAATAGCTACTAGGATATACTGTAAATGTGTTACTAGTACCGGTGATCATGTTACTATCATATAAATAGTTTGCTGACAAATACACATTTTCAAGGGTTGCTGTATTTGTTGTTGTGAATGTACCTTTATAAAATCCTCCTATGTCTAGATCGGCTAGATCTAAAAAATTGGATGTGAAAACGGTATTATAATTTGTGGTACCATCTGTTAGCACAATATTTAGCGGTGAGCTAGGAACTGCACTTAGAAGCGGCATGTTTTTCTGAGTAAAATACTCACTATCTTTAACTCTCACCACAAATGCAATTTTAGTGTTTGCAAATTTGGTATCATTTATATTAAAGATGTTAAGTTGTGATCCTTCACCATCTACACCATTAGATGAGAATACCAAGCTATCATATGATGTATTTTCTACAATATTTGCAGATATACCATAGGTAGTGGTGTTAGCAGATTCAAATATACTACTCTCTTCAAAACCAAATAATAGATTATATTGTCCAGTTACATCACTCTTAAAATATGTGGTTGCCAAGCCTGATATTCCGGCAAAAACAGCACCTGAGGCAGTTGCAGAGGTGTGAACTAATTCTTTTGAATCTGTTAATTTAACATATATATCTGTATCTACGGTCGTGATAGTATCCACTTGTATAGGCTCAATAATACCATTTGTTGTTAAGTATTGGAAAAAAGTAAAGTTGGGGTATACGTGCCCGTATGTCTTACCCGCTAACCCCTGGGCAAAGTAACCGTAGTTGTAATCATTACCACTAGATATATAGGGAGTAATGGTGGGCGATGTACCTGTTGATGTAGTTCTCGCCGAGTTATATCGCTCAATAGTTATTGGGTTCTTGAGTTGACCTGTTTTATGATTTATATCTGCATTTGATGAAATTTGAAGCTTATCTTCCACGTAATCAAATATATCAATATTGGTAGAAAATATATTATGATAACTAATACCATCACCATCATATAGATAACATGTTACTTTGTATTGACCTGGTTTAGAGTACGCATGTGTAGCTGAGATTTGCTTTGATATGGTACCATCTCCAAAATCCCACCTCAGAGTTTTATTTGAAATAAACTTCTCAATACCATCATTTAAGACAGGTTTAAAATAGAGTGGTGTGATAGGTAACGCGTAGCTGCTATAGGCTTGCGTGCCAGTATAATTCTCTACATAGAAAAAGTTATATAATAAACTAAAATCACCAGAGTTATCTAATTGTATAGCATTGAGTGCCATATATTAATATTTAATATTACAATCTCTGAATGGTAATTTTATTGGCTATATTTGTAATCTCGTAGAAATAAGCAAACTCAAAATCATTTAATTTGTAGTTTCTATTAACAACTATATTATCTTCGCGCCGATAGCTAGGATTCCACACGACAAAGCTTAAATTCGATACTGACACATTTCCATTGACTGTCTCTATACCTGTAATGCCATCAATCGCAAAAATATCTTGTGCGATACTAGATGTATCAACAACATCACCTAGCTCCACATTTGCAAAATATTTTTTAAATATATTCGATATAGATGTTTTAATAGTATAATCATTACTAGCAGTATTAGTATCGATAATTATCTTAAGATACGAGTTATTAATAATATTATCAACATTATCAGCTGCTAATGAACTAGTAACACCAAAACTAAAAGCCTTAAATATTGGGTCCGACATCACAACATTATGTGTAATATCCTTCTTATCATGACAAAAATCCGCTATCAGTTGTTTTTGCGACGGGTTTAAAAAGTTCGGTAATTGACCATTAATAATGGGTTGATTTGCTGGTAATGTGTATACATACACATTATTAAAATTAGTTGATGTTGAAAAATCAACCTGACTAGTTAATATCCTACCATTATCATTTGGTGTCTGTAACCCTATCCGCTTATAGTATGATAGGACCTTGCTAGTATAATCATCATTTGATATAACCTTTACTTTTTTTGTTATATTATTAAAATGTCTATTAATTTGAGCTGTATAGTCATTAATGGTTACTAACCGATTTTGAGTAGAGAATATCTTAGGCGCATTTAGTCTAATATTATCAACAGTCTCAGCTTTTTTAATCGGAGTCGATCCAAAGTTGTTATCAACTAATAAATCACTAAGCTGTTCTGGACCTACCAACCTGGTATTGCTATCATATATATAATTTTTTATCGCGTTAAATACTGGTGAGGTATAAAGGTTGAACTTCTGGTCTCTAAGTATATTTTTACCAACAACACCCAACTGATTATCAGATACCATATAAAAAATAACTATATTTTGGCCGGTTGCTAATTGTTTACCGTTATTACCATTACCAAATTTAAACTCGTAATTACCACTTGAGTTAAACTGCTTTTCGTAATAATTGCATCCTGTATCTACGAGAAATAGTGATGTTGTCTCGATCCATTCTTCCCATGCCCCTGTATCAGCATGTTGTGTATATATACGAAATGCATTATCTGATATAAATTTACGATCATCAATATTGCTAACACTCTCAACAACTTGTTGTGAGGTATATCGATCAATGAGGGTTAATATCTCATATGGTTCACCGCTAGCAGTAAATGTTGCTTCTTTAAGTGTGCCTTCAAACAAAATATCAGTATCAATTGATACTGCTTCAGTAGTGGCTACCGTCTTTTGAAAAATAATATCGTCTAAAACATAGTAGTTGACACCTGCCACCGGAACATATGAAAACCTAGGTAGGGTGTATAGCTCTTGCGATAAGTTTGCTGCAGATAGGCTAAAGTTAATTATTGACGTTTGATCACCTAGAGGCTTGTAACCAATATTTGACACAAGCTTGTTCATATTTTCATACAATGTAGCGGTGGTAAATGTTGATTCGTTTGAGGTGGTGTTTAGATAAAACAGCAAAACATGATACATGTACGCAACTACATCAATAAAGGCACTAAAATTAGATCCCTCGAAGTTTTGATCTGTAAATGTACCGTTTTCATTTAATCTTTCGATTATCAGGCTTTTGAGCGACTCCGCATCAAAGCTAAGATAGGCATTTTTCGGTAATTTATAATCTGTTAAATTTTCTAAACTCATAGTGAACCTGCTATCTATATTTATGCCGGAAGTTACTGATTGCCGATAAGGATAGTCTAAAGCATAACCATCTTTATATTAGCTCCTAGCTAAACAACAACATACCCTTCTTTATTTAGCGTGGCGTTGAACGATAAATTGTAAATATCTAGTGTTGGTATAGAATACTCTATTTCTATTATATACGTATTATCGTCAGGACTACCTTCAATTAAAACTGATTTTAGTGTTATTCTAGGCTCCTGCTTTCCTAAATTTTCATATATAGCAACAGCGATAAAATATGCCGTTGTTTGTGTTATCGACTCAAATAAATAGCTTCGAAGATCTAGCCCAAATAGGGGATTTAATAGTTTTTGTCCGGGAGTGGTTGTTAAAATATTTTTAACAGAGTTAATTACCGCACGACCATCTTGTAACTCGTTTAAATCTCTAGGCTCTTGTGTTGAATATAGTTCAGGTCTATTAAATTTAGATAAGTTTAAATCAAATTTAATATCCTTATATAGATATCCCTGCTCTAGAGTTTTTTTCTCTAAAGTGTTTTGCTCGATATTGTCTAATCTTATTGCCATTAACTTTGTACCCTTCCATAGTAGTTTTTATAACGTGTATGTGGCATATGTATATTTAGTCTGTATACTATATGAATGGAAATAAAAGCGCATAGAACGGAAGAGGTGATGGTCACAGTTAAGCCGACAAATGTAATTAAATCCCTACAAATAGAATTCTTTAAAGCGATCAATATCTCATCAGATTCTACTATTGTGGATGGTAGTTGGGTTGTAGAAGAGAGTATCCACCCATCTGGAAATTGGACACGTGATGTTACAAGTCGTGATGCTACTTCAAATGAGCAGAATATATACAAAAGTTTAAAACAGTTAGAACAAAATTGGTTGAAGCTGTAAAATATGTAATAAATGCTATATAATTTTTTATTATTGTATAAATAATTGTATGGCTAAAAAGAAAAGATTTTTACCTCTACTCGAATCCTACATGCGTAGATACGAACGTGGAGGTTTTTTAGTAGGTGATATTTTTAAATTTAATGGAAACTTTAAATCGAGTGATGATTATAAGCAGTTAGGTCAAAATGTTAAGGATCTAATTGATCAAATAAATGACTCAGGATTACATATACATGTAGTTAATATTAGGGATGAGAATCCACAACGCTACCCAGCTGGTGATGACGGTGCGTTACTACCGATATTAGATATTGCGTTAAGCACTAGTGGTGGGCGTACATCTCACCATGTATCAATCCCCTGTAGCTTAGGTACACCTATTAGCTATGCTCCTAACCTACCCCCTATCCCCGACTCTCTAAGACGTAAAGATAAAGTTAATATCAAGCCTGAGGAGTTAGAGCAGGATGAAGAGAATTTAGCAAATAAGACAGATAAGGGTGATGGTGTATTGTCTCAGTCGAGAATATCTTTACCTACTACAAACAGTAGTATACCGTCTGATCCAGCTACACCATCAGCTGATGTACATTCGTACACTAAGGACTATTTGACTGGTCTATAGAGCTTTCTCTAGATTAATCCAACAGGCAAAGGCGTTAATTTCTTTGTCTAAGACATGCGCAGACTTATATAAATGGTCCGCGATGATCGCGATCATCTCCTTCTTCTTAAGATCAGCTATATCTTGTATATAAATGTGATTTAGGAAGTGAGTTAACAGCGTGTCGTAATCACCTTGAAACCTACCTTCATTTTCAATTAAGTGTTTTCTAAGACTAAGTGTATCGGTTAACTTAGATAGAATTGTGTCAAGTAGTTCAGTATCTGCTGAACAGGTATCGATACATAACTCACCATCAATTACACTTTTCTGTAATTCGTTTATAGTTTTTCTAAGATCGGGGAAATATACCTTAACTAACTGAACAAATTTCTTCTTCTGCTCATCACTAATAATGACATTCTCTTGCTGAAGTATGTTATAGCATCGCTTAACAGCGTTTTCAATAGCCGGTTTAAGTTCTAGAGATTGACATCTAGATTGAAGAGCTGGAATTATTTTATGCTTGTAATTTGCGGTTAATATAAACCTACAATACTTAGCAAATGATTCCATAGTGTTCCGTAGCGCTTGCTGGGCTTGTGAGGTTAGACCATCTGCTTCATCTAAAATAATTACTTTAACCTTACCATCAAATGATTTGGTCTGCGCAAAATTTGTTATTTTATAACGAATAGTATCGATACCAGATTCATCAGATGCATTAAGATACATGTAATTGCATTTGAGAATATCATTTACGATAACTCGAGCAGTAGTTGTCTTACCTGTACCGGGCGCCCCGGTAAACAATAAGTTAGGAATCTCGCCTTTTATATTACGCAATACCCTAGACGACTGATCATCTAAAACTAATTCATCTAGATTTGTCGGGCGGTAAGCTTCACACCAAATCCCCTTAAAGTCTAATTTATTAATTTTATTATCCATTGTATATTATATCGAAATTATCGTTTATGTTCCTTTAAATTTAATTAGTTACCTGAAGAACCAAACCCCTTATCGCCCCTCTCACTATCGCTGATATCACCCTCAATGCAGATCACCGGGTGATTCTGATAAACCACGAACTGCGCAATTCGATCTCCAGCTGTTATTTGATAATCCGTGTCTGTTAAATTGTATAACTTTACACCTGCATCAGAACGATAACCTTCATCGATAATACCTGGGTGTGGTAAAATACCATGTTTAAAGCCAAGCCCCGAACGGCCTTCAATCTTAACCCAAAAGCCGGGTTCGATATATGCAAATTTTAGCCCAACATCAACTACAGCTGATCCTCGAGCAGGAATTGTAATATCAACGACTGATGTTACATCCAACCCTGTATCATTACTATGGTTTTTTGTTGGAATTACAGCTTTATCGGTTGTCTTTTTAAATTTAATTACCATATGCTATATTATATGATATATTGCCAAAAAATCAATAATAAGATTAAATATATGTATGGCTAGTGAAATTGATACTGCGGTAAATGATATTATCACACAAATCAAGGATCATAAGAACGCTGCGAATACATCAACAACAGTAGATTCTATACCAGATATTAATAACTTGGAAGAATTTATTATACAAAAGACTAGCACGCTTATTAATAGATCAGTTGATATGGTAGAAGATGTTAAAGATTATATATCCTCAGCGCCAGAAAATAGGGATGTTGCATCGTTGGCCGAGCTTATAAGAGCTTCATCATCAGCTATTGACACACTATCAAAAATTCATACTTCAAGAGAACAAAATAAAAATAGAATAGAGGTTAAGGAAATTGATATTAAATCAAAAGAAAGGCTTAATGTTATTGATAATCAAACTAAGGTTCTTTTATCTAGGGATGATGTGTTGCAGGTACTTATGGGTAATGATGGTAATATAATTGATATTGATTAATCACTTACACCTACCGGAGTCCGCGGATCCGCCGTCCCTACCGTCCCCGACTCGGCAGTTACACTGTTTAACTGATTCTTTATCTGGTTTATATCACCAATACATATTTTAATCTCAATATTACGCTTATCATGAATGGGTACAAGCGCTTCCCACCCAGCGTCCGCAAATATTTTATCTTGAGCTTTTATTAGTTCAGTCTCCTTGATTTCCGTTTCTCTATCTCTTGCGAAACTTGTCCTTTGTTTCCCACTTATACTACCAAATAAATGTTTGTGTGCCGCAGGTGTGAAATCAACATTATTTTTTCTTTGTTCGTTGCGATCAACCATTTTAAATAATTTCCAGGCTGCATTATTGTTACCCACTATTCGTGCCGCTACAAAACTTTTATTTTTTTTACCTAACTCTTTAAAACTACCTCCTATAAATCCAGGGCCTGTTAAACTATCCCACAACCTTCTACTGACCGCTACCCCGTCATTAAAGATTTTATCTTGTTGTATTTGCTCAAACGCCTCAGAGCTTAGCTCATGATGATAACCATTTTTAAATTTATTTACAATATATTGAACATCTGGAAGCGGTGCACCAGTGTTGTCTAGCGCAGCCGCTAGTCCATTTAACTGATCAGCACTGCTAATAATATCTGATGGACACATTTTAATACTATCACCAAAACAACCGGTGCCAGACATTGTTAAATCATCCCCCTCCTTCCCGGTTCTGTCTGTAGTAAGGTTATCAACATAAAATGTCTTTGCTTCTGTATCAATGAACCCTGCAAATACTGAATAATTGCCGGCTCCCGTGTTAGATGTAGGTAGAGATAAGGATTCAGATATGAATGTATCGCCTTCTGCTATAATTTTAGGGTTACTAGGCCTCTGAGAAATGGCATCTTTAAGCCTCTCTTCCCCAGTGGTTGTATTCTCAAATACACCAACAGGATCAGTTTCATACTGTATACCATTATACTGGTGGGTTTGAACAGTCATTGGAGAACTCAAATTATCCTCATATGGATTATATCTATAAGAGTGTTGAAACTTATCAAAGCATCCACCCATCTTACCCTTAATTTGTGTTAATATAGCGCTACCAGCTGCTGAATAATCATAATAGGATTTTATATCTGGAGTATACCTATACATCTTGCTAGTATCTCTCATTGAACTACCATTTTGAGCGAGTTTAATAAGTTCTTTAATATCCTTTTTACCTGCTAGTATAGCTTGTGTATTGCCTATTGCTTTTTGAGTTACCTGTGTAATATCTGTTAATGCGTTTTGAAATACTGCTGGTATCTTATTGTAAACAGCTTGATCTAACCCATTAATAATATTTGTAAATGTTCCAGATAGTGTACCAACGCCGAAGGTGTTTCTATCTGTTTTAGTTGACGCCGGTTGTGATAATCTACCTATACTATCAGAGGTTGCTGAGAAAATATTACAAGGAGAGTTTAAACAATCTGCTAACGCGGTATTTAGCTTATTTTGGAACGAATCTCTAAACCCCGATCTACCTGCCACACCAACTGCAATACCCCCTACCGTGTCATCTGCATTACTTGAAGCATAGTTAGCGGGATTTGCAAACCTATCATGTAATTCCCCTATTACACTACTAAATATAACAGGGATGTTTACCATTTTGTCCACATAAAAATTAGTAGTGCTCCAATCTATAAACCCACTACTCAGTGTTAATAATTCAGTTACATCATACGCAGCTTGGAGATTACCATTAATTGCTTTATTAAAATTGATAGCTATATCTAAATCTACCTGTAGGTCCGGATCCTCCACAAATTCACAGAATGGTGTGTTATGCTTTAGATAGTCTTTGCTAATAGCAATACCAAAAAGCTTTTCATGTAAATTGTTGCCATATATGACCATATTATTATTTATGGGTTATTATTACCGCCTAGTAAAATTGATGATGGTCCACCATCATCAGATGCATCTTGTACCGGCAAGCCGGCATCATTAGTAGAGGGGGGTAGGGGGGGTAGATCCATTTTAGTCTGGGTTTCCGATTGCTGGGGACCTCGTGTGGCTCCATTACTAGGCGTAGTGGCTGGAGCTACGTCGTTCCTAGAAGCTGCCACCGGCAAAGCCGGGACAGTGCTTACACTACTTGGCTGTACCTCTCCGCGACCAATTAAGCGGACAGCTGTTATTTCATTTGTATAATTCCCCCCGGTAAATATATGTTTAACCTCTATTATATACCATATATCACTCAATCGATCTTTTGAACTACCAAAAGCCTCTCCACCTTTAATTGTTATAAACTTACCAGCTTTTCTATAAATTTTACCTTCCACATTTAATACTATTGTTTCATTTAAGAGGATAAAGCTTTTGAGCACTTTATTTAGCGCTCGACACTCCATAGTTTTTCGATTACCTGGTTCTGACCCCTCAAATAATTGAACAAACGCTTTTTGCTCTGCTTTAGGTATTTGAGGTATATTACTAGCAAATCCACCTAGCACGTGCTTACTAAAGTTATCTACATAATATGAATGATATGTAAAATTATGTAGATAACTCGTTAAGTCAGCTGCCTCATCTCCCACTGTTTTACCGGTAAAGCTATACTTACCCCAAATATTTTGGCGAATTGTTTTATAATCTGGTTTAATTAAATTATACTGCTCTACCTTATTATACAAACTACTATTACCACCAGAGTCATCAGCATCAGTAATTATAAATTCTTCTTGATATATGTCTGCATGGTCTTTATCAACATTATTATTATAATCCTCAATAAACTCTCGAGCAGCATCATCAATAATAGGTGTTAATGTGAGACGTCTCTCATTGTCTTCATTATTATGGAATTTTAATAGCGGGGGGATCGGCGCGTTTACACCACCAAATACGAAACTATTATACAATTTATAAATAACATCGTATATACTATCCTCTATCTGCCATATGTTCGATATTTCTAGTGTATTCGAATTGGACAAAATAAATTTATCAGGGTCGTTATTAATAAAATATGCAATGTTCTTCTTCCTAGCCCAAACATTTACAAGAGTTGCTATTAAGAGTGGAGCTTGTTCTATCTTGTTAATACCTTCTAGTATATCTACAGCGGATGACTTCTTAAGTAGAGCAGGTATAGCCTCTTCAAATTTATAAATACTGCTTTTATTTGCAACATTTGTTGACATGTCCGCATTTGTCTCGAGCAGGCTTAAAAAACTAATATTACTAACTACCTTGTCATTAACAATATCTTCTAACTGTGAATCAGTAATATCAATTGATAGGTACATCGTTTTATCTGCATACTTAGTAATGCCAATTTTATCGAGTATCTGATGATAGTTGTTATATGTCACAACACCTACTAGCCCCATATTGATTAACGAATCGGTAATTTCTAGATATCTAATACTATTAAGTTCTAGAGGGAATGGATCACCAACTTCATTACCGCCCTCGTCAGTAGATACAGCTATAAGATTAATGTCAAAATCTAAAGTTGTACCTTGATTATCAGTCCTGTTCATTATTATTTAACTTTGATAAAATATTTGATATATACTCAGGTTTAATAAATTTGTATGATTTACCAGCTTTAGCTTTAAAGATATATTCTGGGTCATTTAATAAAAATATAATCCACCAAAGACTTATAGTTTTATAAAATCTGTGAGAGAGAGTAGTCCATGGTATATCCACTGCTAATGTCTGTACATCAAATACCTCCTTATTAATATACTCCGGAAAGATAATTTTGTCTAGAGTGTTATAAAAATAAAAGGATTTATCTTTATTTTCAATTAAATTGACATTAAAAATACTTTCATACAGCTCAGCGCTAAGTTTATTTAACTGCTCTATGTTATTCTGCTTTTTACCTGTAATTATTGTACTCATATTACGACCCTAATCTTACACCATTGTTTATCCATTCTGCTGTAAAGTAGTCACTTACCATTAGGTTAGCATAGTCAGCAAGTAGTGAATTAAATGTTAACGAAACTGTATAAGCATCCGGTATGGGCACTCTAACAGACTTAGCACTAACATCCTCCCCTTTCAAATGTGGGAGAAAAACATTTTTGTATCGAACAGTGCCTTTAAAATCTACAGTCATATTACTTATATAAGAATAGGGGAAGGCGCAAATACCAGGTAAATTTATTGAATATATTTTAGGTGGAGCAGTTCTAGCGAAACTAGTTTTATATGGCTTGTTTTGAAACGCTAATAACCATAACAGCTCATAGTTAAGTTGATATGATTTTAGTGTGCCCCTATCAACAGTATTAAAGAGTGGGAAGTTAATAGTAATGCTTTTACCGGAATCCTCAAATTCATAATACTGTGGCTTCTGTATATATACACCTGGCTGAGCTATAAATGCAACATTTGCAATGTCTTCTACCACCTCCATACCTTTACTAATAACACTCTGTAGTCCTGAGTTACTACCTCCTGTACTCCAAGTATTTGTAAGACTCGGCATATTATCAAAATGAGGGAAGGCGTATTGAAACCCTGTTTTTTCGGTAAGATATATACCAATTAATGATTTAAGATTTGAGTTTGATAAAATACTACCATCTGAACTAGCTTTTATATCCTTAAGAAGACTCTTAACCTTGCTTACCGAATTTTCTATAACATCCAAATTAATACTTTTCAACAGACTTGTTACGGTTGGTGATACGGTATCAACAGTCCTACTAATAGTAGATATATAGTATATAGCTCCAGATATAATTGAACTGTATTGCTGCTCTCGCTCAATTATACAGGCTTTAGGAACCCGTTGAAGCGCGCCTGATGTAGCTTTAGCACCAGAATACCAAGCAAAATTATCCACGACATTTATAATCTTTTTAGGCTTCAAGCGAAGCTGTGGATCTGTATTATGTGTTGTACTGGCTAAGGTTTCATCTCCACCAAAAGAGGCTAAAGCATCATTTGTCTTAACGTTTGATTTGGTAATATCTATTAACAAGGTACTCATATTATGATGATGGGGCTAGACTATATGCATTAGTAAAATCGTCTCTAATATCCAAATTACGTACTATCGGTGCTGTATTATCCTTAATTTTTGTAGGGCTATTTGAACTATTCTTTAATTCACGTGATGGTTTATTATTAAGATTTGCCTTCCCTATCTCAACCAGTCTAATTATGTTAGTTGATATAATATTAAGTGTATTAAGCTGTTGTTGATTAATTTCCTTTACTAAATTATTTACCTGCAAATTATCTGTTACTACCGGCTGTTTCGTGTTCGCAGACGCCTGGTCTTGACGTATTTTGGCTTGCTTCTGCCTCTCTGATGCATCTTTCTTCCGGAGGAACTCATTCCGCTGAGTCAGACCGTCAGGTGAGAGAATATCATCAGCACCACCATCTAAAAATGGAATAAACTTAGTAACACTATTAATCGCCCAATCTCGTATTTCTTTGATCTTCTTAGGTACAATTTCTCTAACTCGTTTCCATACTTTATTAAGAATGTCGCTCCAGCTATCACCAGACCCACCGGTGATGTAATCGCGAACTTTTTCCGCTTTATTACTTAACAAGCTTGTTAGTAAGTTAATGCCACCTCCTACAAGGTCACTTAACCCCTTACCACCCACAAATGCCAAAATTGAAGAGCCAAACATCTTCAACCCACCAGACAGGTCGCCATTATAAAATAATTTTAATGCCTTGCCCACCTGTATAAGACCCCCAATCACAGGGATATATTCTAATTTTGGGCCCAACGTTGTACTAATAGCAGATGCTATATAACTAAGAAAGCCTTGTTTCGGCTGCCCAGTGCCAGCCTTCTTTTCCTCCTTTGCTTTATACATATCATACAACAGTAATCCACCATCTATAAGGGATGATGCAACCCACCCGGCAGCTGGTATAAAATCTAGTATTGCAGATATTAGCTCAAAAGTTGCAGGTATATAATCTTTATCCTTAAACCTTTTATAAGCAAATCCTAAACCTATCAACCCACCTATATACGGTACAAATTTTAATTTCTTGAGTAGTGGTCCACCTATACCCCTTAAAGCGCCTTTCAATACATCGAACAGCCCCGAACCTGCTGCCTTCGCTCCCGTTAATAAACTACCCCCCTTCTTTGCAACCCCTTCCAGTCCCTCTACAAAAGATTTTACCAATTTATTTCCGTTTAAAAAGGTACGTATGCCGGCAAACGCGTCTGCAATTGCAGACGTTATCGAGGGTATTATTTTACCTATAGTACGTAACATTACATCTATAGCGGTAAATGCGTTTGTGAACAGGGTTTTAACTGTTTTTAACATGTCACCTAATTTAGGCACCATCTTAGCTATAAACCTACCGACAGGGCCTAGAGCCTCAAACATTGCCCCAGCAACGGCAACGATGCCGAGTGCACCTAGTGCTAGTGCTAATAGCTTTGGACAAGATGAATTATCAGCTTCCTTAGACTGAACTTGATTTAATTTACCTACCTCTGCAACTTTACCTACGTTAGATGCTTTGAGGCTATCAGCCTCCGGTCCTTTAGGCATTATAACATCTTTTAAAATAGTAAATATTGATCTATACCTCTTCCTATCACTATCTGATAACACTGAGTTGGTATCACCCATAGTTTGTAGCTTATCAGATATCTTATCAAGGGTCACCTGTTGCCCGGTTAGTAGCGCTATTAGTTGTGTCTCATCACTCCTACCACCATCCGGAATTACACCTTTTGCGGAGTCGTTTACATTGCCACGCTTTTCACCCAGACACTCTAGAAAGTTACCTACATATGATTTCTTTGGTGATTTTGATGTACTATCTACGGCCACATAAATATTTAGTCACTAGATAAGAGACTAACATCTATTTCTACTAGAGCACCATCTTCAAATGTTAGATAATCATTACATTTTGTCTTAACATCAACAATAAAATCAAGTATAATATTATTAAGCTTTAATGGTAACCTCTCTATAACTGATTTTTTTTCATAAACACTGATATCATTAAAATCTAGCGTTATTTCTCCTATTTCGACAGATTGAACATATTTCATAATCTCATATGTTAGCAATAGACTTACCGTATCTGTCTTTTTTTGATCATCAGACAACTTATTTAATTCCGCCACCAATCTTTTGCATATAGAAGTATCTGTTGTGAGGGTAGGTATTCGTAAATTGCATGTAATATTATCGCTTGTTACAGATTGAGTTTCAGTAAATGAATTGTAATCGATATCTTTCAATTCATTTAAATCATACTGTTTGTCTTTAATTGTAATGTGATCTTTAAGAGATAACTTTCTCAAATTAATAATAATAACCGGCTTATCAACGATATTAAATTCAATAGATTCCTTACAATTATTAACTATAAATTCATTATAAAGAATATTACTATTAATAATACCAGTAACACCTTCAAACGCTGTTCTAAGTAATTGCTTTTGCTGATTAACGTTAAACAGATCAAATTCTATACTCTTATTAATAGATGGTACATGTACTACCGCAACTGTGTTATCACCAGTCTTTTCGAGCTCAGTTAGAAATTCTTTAATATCCACATTATGTATTTATTAATACATCTAGTTTTTCAACTCTTTATTTTCATTGTGAATCGTCTTATTATGTATGTTTAAAAATATCTTAGACTCTATAGGTGATAAATTGTAGAATGTATTTGTACCTGGTAATATTTTCTGGAAGAACATGTATATTAATTCATAATAGGATTTTATATCTACCCTATATATGTTTGAGATAAATTGCATAACACCATTACCTACTATATCAACCTTTATCTCCTCAATACCAAATTGATCATTTTGCTGTATAATTGTAATATTAAGCAGCTCGTTAGATATATTATCTAAAAATTTATTAATTATAGTGAATACATTAGCTGGTAGTTTACTCATAACCTGATTTTGTTCAGACACAGTTAAGTCTTTAAATTCTACTCGCTTATTATTAATAGTAATAAATTTAATAACCGATGTTAATAGATCGTCAATATCCTCGAAGAATGAGCAATTTGGTATACCTAAGCCTATTGTAAGATTGTCTACCACTATCTCCGTATCTAAATCTTTAAAGTTAGATTCCAGCTTCTCTAAAACTGTATCTAAGCTAATATCCACATTCTTACCATCTTTTGTTGTGAACGATAATGTCTCGCCAACAAACAACATCCTCACATATATCAACATATAAAATCTATCATAAATATCAAGATCTTTATCTAAATATAACTCCTCAAATAATTCATTTAACCCAACTAAATCATTATTTTCACAAAACTTTATAATATTTATATATTCCTTATTCTTAAGTTCGCGAACTCGCCGCTTTTTATTACTTGGGAGAGTTATTTCTGCTGTAAACATTATGAGGTGCGGCTAACCCCTTCAACTGTTACAGCACCTCTACTAATATCCTTTATTGTGTAATGTGAGAAGATAAATGATACGGTCTTAACTAGTTCATCGAAGCTTAAATCATTATAACTAATCTTATCAGCCTCAATATTTGTAGGAGCGCAATCTTTAAACGTTAGTTGCTTGCGAGCTTTATATTCTACTTGTGGTCTAGTTAGTTTTTGCGACGACGCCACCTTATTTTTATAAGATCCCTGTGCGCGTGAGTATAAGGTAGCTACTATATTACATTTAATAGGTGCCTCATCATCTTCAATAAGCCCTTTATACGAGCATGCAACTACCCACGGTCGTATAAAGAAATCAATTATATCTCTATTTGTCTCTAGGAACGATATATCAATCTTATTACTCGAGCCATAATCAGATCGCCTATCACCAACATACCCGGAACCGAATCCACCTGACCCTGGAACTGGCGCAGTAGTTACACTAAATTCTTCAGCGGGGAAGGATATAGCTTGAGCTAACAAATACCCAACACCGGTTTGATTATCTGTTTGATTATCTATTAACTTACTATCAACAGTCCAGACTTGTGGCTCATATAGGTTTACCCAATATGAAATATTGGAACCAAGCTTCGTCATACTAGTACCATCCGTGGTACTAAAGTCTAATGTCCATAAAAATTTTAGCGGGATGTCATTATCCCAATCCTGGAATAACTTTAGTCTAGATAGAACTGGCTGTGGCACTTAATTATTTAATCACCTAACCTTGTTATAAAAGTGATAAGCTACTGTAGCTTTAACTTCAACAGTTTCACCGGTACCACCAGATATGTTATATTCTATACCTTCAATGTTACGTAGAGAGGCTCCAACCAGTTTATATTCAGCAATAGGCTCTAGATCTTTATCAAGTTGCGCTAGGTGGATAAAGAAATCATCATCTGGGGTACCAAACTCCCCTGTAGATGTAGTGTCATCAAATAGAGCTCTAGATGCATCCTCAAAGTAATTTCTGAGTTCACTTTTTGCATCTAAGAAGAATGTTAAATTATAACCTTCTGAACCTGGATACTTAACACTACCTGGTATATTAAAGTCGAGTCCCATATAAGGAGCTGCAACATTTGTAATAGTTCTACCTGGTAATGCTGCAGTCTTAACATATACCAACTCATTCTCTGTTAAAGCAGGAACACCCTGTAGTTGCAGCTGCGTTAACCTGAAGAGAAAATCACGACTAAAGTCACGATCTGCGGCAACGCGATAAAAGTTTTGAATCGATTGATTGACCATAATAATATTTATGTCCTTCAGCTAAATTTACTGAGATGATGATTACATTTTAGTAAAATATTTTAGTATGAAGGTCATTACAATAAAAAGCCGTGGCCTTTTAAGGCCACGGCTTGGAGGGAAGAAATTATACACCAATAATAATTTCTTCCGAGGGATTACCCACCGATGATCTCCTCAAAGTTTGCATCCGTAGAGGTGGCGTAGAAATTCACCAATATAAATTCTGCTGTACGTACCGGTTTTAGATATATATCTACAACCAACTCATTCTGGTCAATAACAGTAGGTGTATTGTTACGTTCATCACAAACAATAATATAATCATATAGACCATCATCCGCTTTAACTCTCTCAAAGAATGGAGTTAATGTATTAACAACACGTGTTCTTGTGAATAGTGTATTATTCTCAAACAAGAAATACTGCATTGTGCGCTTTGTAATCTTTTCCAAGTAGATGAATGTTCTTCGAACATTGATTCTATCAAACGCACTAGGCTTTCTAAGAAGGGTCTTTTGTCCAAAGAATACATTACCTTGATCTGCGAGAGTTGTAATAGGGTTTAAATTTGATGTATATAAATCATCTCGCTGTCTCTGGTTTGGTGAGAGTGCAATATCACTAGCATCTGTTATAATACCTCTATTTAAACCAGCCGGCGCACCCCATGGGCCGATCTGAGCATCTGTACTAGCCATTTTAGCGGAAGCGAAGCCAGACGGTGGTACATACACATATAAACCGGAGTAGTTGTCATACACCTTCATATAGTTCGCGTAGACAGTTGCATATGAAGTGTTTGCTAGCTCAAACTGATGTCTTAATGCCCAATATGCATGAACATAAAAGTTTTTAGTTTTATCATCTTGAATTTTGTTATCCTTACCAGTTACTACGATCTGTCTAATCGGGTCTGCAATATATAGAATATCACCTCTACCACCATCTTTAACAGGTCCACAGAAAGTAGCAAACTTATTAAAGATTGTAGTATATGCTGTCCTAGCTTTTGTACCTGTAGCATTTAGATCATTTGATGTTCTTAGAGCTTCGATAGATGTAGTTGTACGAGTATCATCATAACCATACCCGGAGAGCGAAGCACTTGCTGTTTGGTTATATGTCCATATGGAACCAATACCACCCTCAGCAATAATATCAATATTAAATTTCCTATCATTCCTGATTCGATCAAGCGCGCGATCCAGTTTCTGTGGAATGTTGCCGGCTACCTTTGTCTCTAAGTTTGTTTCACCATAAGCACCTAACGCATATATTGAATCAGCCGTCCCAATGGCATTAATCGCGTCGGTCATAAAGGATCCGTCGGCGTATCCAGCACCAACAATCGATGATAAAATATTGCCATTTGTAAAATTATCAGATAAGGATTGAGTTAAAACTCTCAATTTCGTTCTAGGGGTACCATCAGAATTAAGCTTAACACCACTTATCTGATCAGACAAAAACGGGTTAACAATAATATCAATATTTCTAGAGTCATTCTCAACATTTTCTAAGAAGTAGTTAATTGGTGCACCACCATTATCGGAATTACGTTGTCTATAATAACCGATTGACCCATTATAACCTTCCTCTAATAGATAATCTAGTCTGTTTGCCTCTTTAGAGAAAACAGATTGTCTAAGCTTAAAGACTCCAATATTGAGAGCGTCATCAAATTCTCTAGTGGAAATGTCATAACCAGTGATTCGATCCTCCATCACTTGTGAGATGGAGTTTGTCGCCGGGTTATCGCCAAACTCTGGTGTAGCTGATAGAGCAAATTCCAACCTACTGGTTGGCACTGTTGTATATGAATCAATACCAGATACACTAGCAGACTGTGTTACTGTCTCAACACTTAGGATAGACTCAAAAGCACGTGCTGGGTTAATATTAGTATTATCTGCAATACCTAAATAATATCCATTAAACTGACCATCAATAACAGTCTGAGATTTGTTAACTACAATTAAAGCTGCACCTGATAAGGCTGTAAGCGTTTTCCAACTGGTAGGGGCGGTGGCTGCTGAACCCCAACCGACAGGAAATAGCTCACCACTTTTAAGTTGTAAGTATTCCTGCTCTGTAATATTATATTGTTTAGGTGCACCTAAGAAATAAGAGCCTGCGCTTACAGTAAAGTTTTGTGTAGCTACTTCTGCAGTTCTATCATAACCCTTGGCGGGGTATGCTAAAACACTGTAATAAGAACCAAACCCGTCACCACCGGCCTCACCATATGGTAATCGATTAACTAGCAAACTACCTGTAGAGTTTAGTGCTGCTCTAGCAGTATGATAAAAGTATCTCTCAGCCGGTGTTCTCGGTGATCCGTAAATTTGCTCAAATTCAGTAATATTGCTCACCCCAACTACTTCATCTGTTGGACCTTGGTTCGCAAACCCGGTAATGTAGGTAGTTGTACCCTGTGAAACAGTTCTTAGGGAGAGATCACTTTCTCGGATCTCAACCCCTGGCGATTGTATTGTGCGCTTGGACATAAAATTATTTATGGTATTTTACACAATAATTGCTAGTTTCTAAAACCTTATTTATAAATTAAGCAATTTAGTATGTAACTGAGAATAAACAAAAGTCATAGAAGTGTTTATTTCGGCTGCGTCTCTGTAATTATACGCAATATTACCCAAAACTGTAGGAAATGCTTTAGTGTATGTAAACTGTATTCGTTTGTTTTCATACTCATCAACACCATATATTGTCATATCAGTCTGATAGTTACTATATTCACTACTAACAAGATTATCAGCATCATACAGACCCGTTTTATCATCATGCATTAAATCTAACCATTTATATATTACCCAATAGTTATTAAACTCGTTATCAACTGTAAAGTCGATAGTAACCGGTGGGTAAGCATCTCTAGCATGTGACGATTGATAGAGGGTATTCCCCGCGTAAGGTATTTTCATAGCAGGTACAACTAGCTCTGGAACAACAGTACCATAAATTGAAAATTGGAATGAATCTTCAGAAACATTAAATGATGCCCGAGTATCTCTTTTCTGAACTTTACGTAATGCTAGTGGTAGCTGGAAAACCATTATAAATTTGTCTATCCGGCCCTTATTGAGTAGGGATTGTTTATTTACATTTGTAGGCATAATAATATTTATGCTAAAGGCTCATATCCAAACATTGATAGCTCATTCATATCATCTTGAGCTTGATCAGCACCCATACCGAAAACTATAGGCGGTAAGCAAGAATTATTATCACCCACTATTTCATTATCTAAATATAAAGATGTTGCATCTTCAAAATATTGAATACCGAAATCCATTTGTTCAATAGTAGCAGGTTTACCTCGCTCATCTAGTTCCACAATTTCAAAAAATCTTTCTGTTATTTCTTTCTCTAGAATGAACAGAGCGTATAGCAATGACATCACTCTATCATCATGATGACTTCTCCTAGCCTTCCATGTACCGTTTGGCCATCGAACAAAATTCTTAAGCTCAGTTAAAGTTTCTATATCATTAATCTGAACTGCTCGTACATCATTAATAAAATATCGCATGTTTAATACACCCTGATATTTTGTATTAGTATGAGCAATCATACCTAGCATTATATTTTTCCTATGAGCCGCTTTATTACCATATGATACAATTTTCTCATATCCCATATCATTCGCTAACCTATCTACAACTTGTGCACCACAATTATTACGCTCAATTAATGCCAACGGCATGCCGTAGTTACGGAGAACAGAATATACCTTAGTTGCAAATTCAAGAGGAGGTATTTTATTGCTAGTATAACAAGCAACCTGCCGTATATCTTTAATATCTGTTATATCTAATATTTGTATACATGATGAGTCGGCACCAACACCCTCCGCTGTATCAACACCAGCAACATAAACACGTGATGGGTCTGCCTCTTCCCATATCTTATAATGACCATCATCTAAAATAATTTTTGGATCTCGAGTCTTAGAAACCATCTCCTCAAATAAATCATCATCAATTGATGATTCACCTGTTGATAAAAATTCGCAATTAAATTCTTGTCTCCACGCATCATTTGATCCAATTGCCTGTCTAGTAGATTTAACCCAATCATCATCTCTATCCGGCACTTCATGCCACATAATTTTATCATGCGCCCAGCCATTTTCACCATCCACTGCACCCTTATATAATGTATGAAATAGATTATCATTACCATTTGCGGTACTACATACAAATACCTTGGATTTCTTCGACGATGTAATTACTGGAAAAACTGACTTCCAAAACTCCTCAATTAGGTGAGTGTTATGGGAGAGAATACCGTTAGTATAATACTTATGCGTCCTCTCAACCTCAACAAAATCATAAACCTTCTCTTCACGACCAATATCAATAATATCAACAACCTCACATAGACCATCTACAGTTTTAATTCTATGACCTATTGAATCACATGCAAGAATAACATCCCCAGCTGCATCAATAAACCCATGGTTTTTAGATACGTGTATATAATCACCGTTATCTAAAACAACTTGAAATAGCTTCTTCTTTGAATATTCAGCAATACCCTTAAAGTCTCTCCAACCCTCATCTGTTTCTATTTCCCATTCATCATTAGGAATGAATCTTTCTATATCTTCTCGCATAAGTCTTCTTTTGTTATTATCTTAAAAGCATAATCATTCTCTCTACACCACAATCGAGCTGCTTCAAACTTCGACTGATTCAAAGGTTGATTTACAAACTCACGTGGCTTTACCTCGTATAATACTTTATTTACCTGATCACAAAAATCGACAATGTAAACTCGTTCCTTATTATCATATGTGTAAGGAATTCGAATTAATTCATAATCTAAATGAGGATTATTTTCATGAAACATTACCTCCCAACTACTACGATAATTATTAAGTCCAGTTAACTCTGAATATAACTTTTTATTGGAATATCTGTTGTTTGTATTTGGTGTAAATTCTCCGGTTAAAATCTTATTCCTCATAACATCGCTCATCTTTTTATATATTCCCCTAGCTCTATTTTTTTTTGTGAGTTTATCTCTCTTATCTTTTGTCCACGTCTTCTTATTTGACGTAGATATCTTGCTTTTTGTTGTTTCGCTATGATGGTATCCCCTACGAGATTTCACTCTCCGCTCTTTAACATCACCAGATTGCAAATAAGACAAATCACGATCCTTCCCAATAGTACTCAAAACATCACTAATACATCGCTTCTTACTACACGTTTTATTCAAGAAGAATGTATTCCTATTTTTAAAGCTGCAATAATCACCACATATACAGTATATTGAATCATTACACATACTTGCAAATTTATATTTAATATCCTCAATACCTTCTGTATGTTTAGATATATTGTGAATTAAGTCCTTATCATTTAGCAATGATGTATAGGCTGCTCGTTGAACATAGTCAGATAATCGTAGCATCGTCTCATCCGGAGGCATTGATATACCATCTTCAAAGATACCATCTTTTAATCTATCAATAAAGGATGCAATTGACTTTCCACTAAACGACACACCACCTTTAACATAGCCACGTTTATAGCTAATAAACTTCAAGTCTGGTAGGTAGTCGACATCATTAACTATATGATATAACTTTTGACCGAGTGGTAGCTCATCTAACGTAGGTGTATCTCTATAATACTCATTTATAAAATTATAAACCTTCTCACCATCTTCGTATTTATCATACCATGCTCTATAATATGAGTTTTTATTAAGCTTCTTATCCTCAAAGAAATCAACTATACATGACTGCATATAACGTTTATCGATCATATATTTATTTATGTCTTTTGGATAATATTCTCAATACTTCTTGTGACTATCTCCCCTGTATTTTTATTACGTAGCCTTACTGTAGTATCTTTAGACACACACTCAATGAAAGCCATCTCATCAATCACTAAGCATTGATGACTTAATACACCGTTAGCGTAATATGTATGAGTTTTCTCAACTTCTAGCAGCTCGTATACTTTACTATCATCAGTGTAAGTGGCAATATCGGTAATTTCAATACCACCATATAATTTATTTTTAATTAAAAGATCTTTTGCATAAACGATCTCCTCGTTTTCTGCTAACAGTTTATGTAGAGGTGTACATATTAACTCTTTATCACTAGAGAGTGTGAGTTTAATTTTTGAAGGGTTACTACCGATTATAAGCCCTTTAAAGTCTCTGAAACCGTCGTTTGTTAGTACTTGATATTTGCTATTTTTAAAGCATTTATATTTTGTTAAGTCTGCCATCTTACTATTTTATTTTTGTTTCGAGATTTGTACCTCTTTTTGGGAAGCATTTAGGACAAGCGGGTCTATGACCAATAGATAAATCATGATAAAATCTAGCGTCACACTCTTGACATACCCATTTATATTTTTTATACAGTGCAACTCCGTTATACGTCTCATCCAACTTAACGTTATAATCTGTCTCAATTTTAGAGATTAATTTAACTTGCTTTGTAAAAATGGCGCGCTGCGTAATAGCCTCAGATTGCATTGGGTTATCTACACCATATTTTTCATTCAATGTCTTTCGAGCTTTATTTTTATAATCTTCAGTCTGAAAAAAGTGATCAACACCGTATTTTAAGTTATTATGTTTAACTCGTGTTGTCTTAAGCTTAGATATATCGCTACACGTTTTATTACTCCATGTATTAATCACTTTACTTTTAAAATCCTCGCTCTGCTGGTATATCTCGCTCCCGTATTTCTCCTGGTTGGTTGCCTTACTATGTGATTGACCGGCTTTTGATTGCAACCAAGACGTTGCACCATATTTCTCTATATTAGTTAATTTAATCTCCTCAACATTATATTTATTACTACATTTACGACAACAAAACTTACCATACCCGGATTTAAAATCCCGGTATTTGAGAATACTATTACACTGCATGCATGTTGGTGTCTCTGATATATTATGACACACATTATACGCATTACGAGCAAATGTTAACTCAGAGTCATATAGTTCATGTTGCTTTATAAATGTCACTTCATCACCGTGGAGATATTTCGGAAAAACCTTAGGTATATTTGTAAGCGTTAATAGTACACTATTCACATCCATAATAGTATTTATTACCCAATTGGGTAAAGCCACCGGTAAAGGTATTATATTTTTAATTGTCCAGGAATATAGGAAGTAACTCCCCACCTTCAAATTCAGCTGCTAACTCCTCCATGGAGCAATCAAATGTTAACCCAGTTTCTTTATCTTTCAACGTTATTATTGTCTCCCCGTCGACACAGTTGACGGATTGGCCACGGGCTGCTGACCCGGTCGTAGTAGTAATACCTATACGAGAGCCATTCTCAAGGGTCATGGACGTTTTGGCATATTCTTTAACAGGCGGCTTAAGCCAGTTAGGTAGTTCCTCATATGCCATCCGAACTCTTTGAAATATTTCAATCGCAGTAGCTTCTTTGTTAGCTACTAGCAATATTCGCTGATCTGCATTAAAGCATGCTTGCCAGAGGATATAAATTGTCATCATTGTCGAGTTGTGAGTAGGTATATACTGATTACCTGCGAGAAATTGCGAATCTTCACTATCAACAGTTATACACCTAACAGGAACCGATTCAACAAGCTCTATATTCTTTATAAAGTGATACTGCCCCCTTATTTTAAAGTTATGCTTCTTCTCTTGATGCTTTATTCTTTTCTGCTTAAACGATAATAGAGCTACATCTTCAATTGGTTTAAATGTTATAGATGAGCATGGCTTACATTCCACACCATTAAGTGTCGGTATATAGTCTTTTAATGTAACCTTATACCCTAGACTTTCAGTTAACTGCTTTACCTGTCTAGTGAGATTCTTATTTGTGTTATAAAACTGACATGTACCTGCTTTATTTATATAGCCATCACTATCAACTAAACCTTGCAGTAACTGTAATCGTTGCTCTCTACTCGCTAACATATAATCAACGGGTATATGTTTATTATTGAGTAAGTTATTATGTCTTAATAACGAACTAAGACTCTTTGTTTGTATATCAGACTCAACAGTAGGGCGAATAAAATAATTTTTCGAATTGTAGTTTTTAATAATAAGCTTATCAAATTGCTCTATCTTATCAAATATTTTAATCTGTTCGTCTATATCTCTATGACCAACTGTTATTGTACCGGTAGCAGATGTACCATCACCTAACCACAAGCCTAGGACATAGGGATGTATAGGTAATTCTTTCTCTATACCCCCAACACCATTAATACATGTTGGTATTCTGTGATTAGGCTCAGGTCTCTTCTTACCACTATATAGTGTGTCTAAAATATCTCTTGTTGTCTTAACTGACCCACTACACTCCTTTCTACGATCACCCCTCGTCTGAGTAAACCATAAATGATCACCATCTGCAACTATCTCCTCCCCGTTATCAAATGTTACTTTATAACAGTCACGATCATATAATACATCATGCGCTTTTAAAACACTACACTGATCACCCTTATTATCGTATATAACATCACCAGATTTAATAGACCCCATATCCATCCACCCGGTTGGTGTTGGTATTGGTGTATCTAATGCTAGTGCCTTACCTATCTGTCTACTTGCTAGCTGTATAAAGAATCGATTATCTCTCATCTTACGGATGGCTCGCTTTTGAGCAGGATATAGCTTAATAGTCTCACGCCCACGATCAAGATTAATAATATAGAAATAATTTTCAGCAAAATAGAGTATATTCTGACTCGCTTTCTTAAGCGCGTTCACTTGCGATGTAGTATATTCACCTTTCCAGTTAACATTTGGTAGGTTTTTGTTACCCATGTAGAACATATTACTTTGCTGAGCCATTGAAAATATTTATACCTAGACATAAATAAATATATGTCTACAAAAGATTTAATGAATTTAGGTCAGGTATACGGTACAATATTTAACGACTTTAAAAAAACTATTGTCAAAGAAAGTACCGTGCCTAAAGGTGAAATTGGAAACGCGGATCTCGAGCAGAAAGGTGGTCCTGAAGAGACTGCCGGTTATAGCAGCGATAGAGTTGATATAGAAGATGAAGATCAAAAAAGTAATGATTATAACATTAAAGGTCTTTCATACGGTAAGGGTAATAATCCAGGCAATACACAAAGCCCTCAACCAACTACAGGTGATGCTGCTCTATTAGGTATTGTAGGTGACGGAGACGAGGATGAGGAAGATACTAAAAATGATGAATATCCATATGAATGTGACTGTGGTGAAACGTGGAAGACAAAGGACGCTGCATCGCAATGTAGTACTTGCCAGGGGCACAGTAATATACACGATGAGGATGAAGAAATTTTACATGAAACAGAGAAAATTGCGAGGAATGGACTAAATAATTTTATGAAGCGAAAATCAGTCTTTGATAAACTTTACGATAAGGTCATGGTTAGTGAAAACTTTGGTGAATTAGAACCCAGTGATCTTGACTCCCTCGGGTTAGATGACGCTGTACCAGATAGTGAACTAGGTGATGAAGGTGAAGATGGTGATGAAATCACCGTTACCCTTGATCGTTCAACAGCCCAAGCTTTATGTGATGTATTGCAAGCAGCTATCGGGCATAGTGAAGATGGTGACGAAGATTTTGGTGCCGGTGATAGTGATGATGGGTTTGATGGGTTCGATGGTGAAGAGGATGAAGAGGGCGCACCAACCGCACTAAACACATCTTATAATGATGGAAAGTCCAATAAAGTTGGATCACTTAAAGCAAAAGGTGGGGCGACATTTAAAGGTACTAACATAAAGGTAGATACAGGCTCCACCCACTCCGGCAGCTATAATGATGGTAAAAATAACAAGGTTGGTAACCTCAAAACCAATCAATCAGCTTTCGAGCAGTAATACTAACATATAACACATAATAAAAAAGGCCCGCTGGTGTGAATCAGCGGGCCTTTTGTATTAAATATATACATGATTACCTTCCTAGAATATTTTAAAGGTGATAAATATATGAACCCTATGCAGAGATCTGGTAAGAATCTCTACGGTGGTGTAGATAGAAAGCACCAAAATAATGTAAAGAAGGAATATAATTCAAAATGCCCCCATGTTAACAACTTACTAAATGGTGGAGCAGCTCAAATAAAACTGATGGGTGCACCTCTTATGCAGACATTATCTTCATATAATATGGACTATCAACCAGGTACAGTAAAGGTGCTAGGCAACTCCGGAGTTGAGGTTAAGATGTACGAAGACGGAGAAAGTAATCAATGTGGAATCTTGACTAGACGATAACATGGTATGCCTTGAATCTAGACTTATAAAGCAAGCCTGTAGCCATAAATAAATGTATGCCTTGCAACTCTGCTCGAATTAATTGCACGCCAGCTGAGATTTTTGCAGCTACTGCAATACCAGCATGTGGTAAGCTTGTCAATCCTGAGAATTTACAAGCAGAGCAGCTCATATATGATCAATCATATAATGACTTAATTAATAATTTTGGCATTGGGGTACAATATTATATTAACCCATTCAACCTATCAGCAGCTAACCTACTATATGGTGAGGAACCAACAAAGGTATTTAGGGGTCCGATTGATATCCAAATGTATATAGAGTTAGATGAAAACTCTATTAATCTAAGTAAATTTGGTTTTGATGCTGCTGATGACTTTACAGGTTACGTACATATTGATACATTCACTACAGCGGCGTCTGCTATTTTTGACTATTCAAGTGTTGGTCAAGATATAGAGCCAAAATCAGGTGACCTTATTGTTATGCAGTCGCTTAGCTGTGATAGACCAAACGGCCGAGGACCAAAAATATATGAGATTACTGAGCGAAGAGATGATGATATATCTTCAATTAATCCCATGCTTGGTCATTATGTGTATAGGTTAAGAGCTAAGCGATATGAATATTCGTTCGAACCTAACGCGCCAAAAGAGCCAGTAAACGATCAGATATATGAAAATGCATTTTCTGGTGTACTCTCTACTAACATACCAGGAGATAGTGTATCTGAAAATAAAACATACACATGGGATATAAACGATGAATCTCAAGTTAACATATATAACATGGATAACAACGATACAGACATATATGGATCTTACTACTAGCCTGTGTTTGAAAGAGGTATTATATTCTTAGGTTGAGCTAGCTTTAGTAATACTCATGATCTTGTGACTTCTTCTGTGCATCTGCTGCTGGTTGTGGAGATGCTGTTGACTGTTTTAAAGGTGTTTTACCCTCTTTAGCCGGTTTTGTAGACATTTCTATCTGACCAGCATCATTCTTTTTGAATATAACGGGGGATTTAAATTCGACACCATCAGTATCTGTAACGTATACTGACCAGGTACCCGAGCCTGTTTGGGTGATATCGCCTGGTGATAATCCCCGTTTATCTAAAATATCTACAATTTTACGCTTCTCCGGTGTATTATACTCTTCTATGGAATGTGGGGCTCTAAGATCGTTCCTAATATTATCAACTATACTTGCAGCTGTAGGCATTGCTGCTCTAGCTAATCTACTAGTAGCTCCTACACCTACTCTAGTAACTCCTTTAGCAACTCCTTTAGCAACTCCTTTTAAAGTTGCAGCAAACCCCTCAGACGTCAACCGTAATAGTTCTTTTTGTGTTAACATATAGCTTATTTAATCAACCAACGTATTTAAAATTGTAGCTGCATCATGTATTTCTGCAGATGTACTATACATACATTCATGAGGTAAGCCATTAAAGCTGTAATCATACAAATATGAATCAACTGTACCTTCCGGATATTGCTTAGTTGGTACAATATTTGTATGAATATCATACCCAAACACAGCTGGCTGTGTTGCAACCCATGCAACAGTTGAAGGTAAGTTGAGCGCTGCAGCTGCATGTTGGAGTGAGGAATCGATTAATAATCTCTTGGTCGAAAACAATAATAAGCTGATTAAAATTTTCTTTGGTATAAGCTTATCAACTCGCTGTACATGTTGCAGCTGAGGGTGAGCATCATGACATATATGTACTATATGATAATCTTTATGCAATTCATTTACAACCTGCTGAATAACAGTCGGGTGAATATCTCTCATCCAAGAATATGCATATTGTTGGCTACTCGCGGATGGTGCCGGGCCTCCGAATGGTTGTATAATAAGTATTGGTTTTCCAGCTGGGTTATTAATAAGCTTTAAAGCATCTTCTTGTTCTCTAAAATTGCATGTAATATCGGTAGTAGCTTCTTCACTCGATACATTAACTAAATTACACCATGTATTAATTAAATGATCATGCTTACATATATGTGATGTTTCTTTATACGGCTCATGCGCAAATATTTTAATATCTTTATTATAAATATAATCTTTATAAAAGTGAGGTACATTACCAATTTTAAATATTTTATAAACATCAGGGTTATTTAAGAAAATCTCTGGCCAAGCGCATACAATAATTATATCTCTGTCTTTATTCTCATGCTTGTAAGCTTTAACTACAGCTGTAGACATTATATGCTTACCGACGCCACCCTCTATATGAAATAGAGTGTATTTTTTATTTTCCATCATATATATATATGATTAAATAATATATGGCAACTTAGAGTGAAATTTTTAATGTGCCACCATCATTCCAAACAACTCCTTGTACACCTGGATCCGCCGTCGAGAGTGCTGCAGCACTTAACCACAATTTATTTGTATGTAACATGTCAGAGTCTGCTGAAGTAATTGTATTACCTATAATAAACGCGCAAGTATGCCATGGATTCACAAGGTTATTGCTCCCCGTAACATAAGCTCCAATACCCTGAGCAACGTTGCTACACCCGCCTCCTATAGTAGAATGACTGCCAGTGATTATATTGTTCTCACCACCACCAATAAAAGAATAGCACCCACTGGCAATGTTATTATATCCCCCTACTATAGTACTATAAGTATTTGGTGCGTTATTACTAGCTCCTCCACCTACATAAGAAAACATCCCGGCAGCGCAATTGCACTCACCACCACCAACTGAACTCTGATCAGCACTCGCCACGTTACAATAGCCCCCAGCGACTGTTGAGTAATTCCCATGTGATTGGTTCTTATAGCCTCCACCAATAGACGAATAATAATCCGTAGAGCAGTTTTGATGTCCACCTGCTACAGTAGATCTAAAGCAGGAAGATACATTATTGTATCCACCACCAACGACGGCACATGCGCCTGTAGCTTGATTAGTACTACCACCACCTACAAATGACTGCTCCCCGCTAGACGTATTGTTCAATCCACCTGCAATTGTACTGTGCGCACTTAGAGCGGTATTGCAATGACCACCTACAATACTACTAAACTCACCGGCAGCTCTATTATCACAACCCCCTCCAATAAATACATGCGCATTACAACTGTCATTACAAGTACCTCCTAATATACCCGAAAAATTACCACATTGTATACAATTATCACACCCACCCCCAATAATTGAGCAACCACCGGTAAGGTCATTATTATAACCACCACCAACAAATGATGCGTTACCGTTTATATCATTATAATAACCTGCGATTACAGATGAATAAGTACCAGCATTGGAATTTGAATACCCTCCCTGTATACACGTTACTTGAAGTTCACCTTGAATGGTCTGCAACCCGGTAAATGTATTTGAAACATTTGTTGAAGCATAGGTTGCAGACCCAGCTGCAAAATTAGTATATGTATTCTCCCAATTACCTGATAAAGCTTCAAGCTCAGACGCTAAAACAAATGAACAACTACCGCTTGATAAAAAACTTGTGATTGAATTTAATGGAGCTCGTTTGGTTACACCTGATTGAACTACAGCAACTTGCTCACTACCTACAAGAGGTGATGTATACTGTGGTAAATCAGATATTTTAACTGTGGCCATATAAATATTTAGTTGCAATGTTGCAATTTTTGTATATAATATAATGTATGTTAAAAGAAACAGATGTCCATTTTGATGAAGCCTCTCATACCTACACGCACAAGACAGTAGGTAAGTTAACATCGGCAACAACGGTGTTAGGAAAATTTAAAAAACCATTTGATAGATATTACCATGCTAGTAGAATTGCACAGAGAGAATGTGTTGCAGTTGAGTATGTTTTAGAGACATGGGAACATGAAAAGAATAAAGCTTGTGATCGGGGCACACATATACATAAGCTACTTGAGGATTATATACGCTCCGGTGAAACAGAAGATCATTATAATTGGTTATATAAAGCATATAACAACGTTGTAGAGAGCTCTATTGGTTCAATTGATAAAGTGTTATGTGAGAATATCGTACATAGTACTGAATTTAAGGTTGCAGGTATGGCAGATTTGATCTATAATATTAAAGGTGATAAGTTTATTGTCGGTGATTTCAAGACAAATAAAAAGTTTAATTTTAACTCACTATATGGTGAACACTTATTAGCCCCTGTAGATCATTTACAGAATTGTGAATTTAATATTTATGGTCTACAGTTATCTTTATATGCATACATGTATGAAAAAATGACCGGGAAGAGATGCTCCAAATGTGTTATATTTTATCTTAAGGATAATAATTTTATACCATACCATGTTAATTATATGAAAGCCGAAGTTGAATTGTTACTATCTAAATTTAACCAGCAGTATAATAACTCAGTAGCTTAAGTAAATCAAATGAAAATACTTAACAAATATAATGATTCAATTGAAAACCTATACACTGCCTTAGACAAAGTTAGAGATGTACTAGACGGATTAGAGGATGAAGAGCTAGACTCTCTAACTGATAGGTTTATTGAACAGGTTGAAGATTGTATCAATGACGGTGAGGTAACATGTCATGAGCTCAAGGATTTTTTAGAAAATTATGAAGCATAACGTACTAATATTAGGAGGCGGGTATATTGGCACCCATTTATATAAAGTGTTAAATGTATCTAATACTGTTACAATATTAACTAAAAAGGATATAAATTATAATAATAATTACTTCTTTAAAAAATACCTATCTAATAATAGTTATGACTATGTTATCAACTGTAGTGGATTTTGTGGTAAACCAAATGTAGATCAGGCTGAGGTTGAGAAGGAGAAGTGTTGGGAGCTTAATGTAACGGGACCAACATCCGTTAATAGTATATGTCGTGAACTAAGCATACCGTATATCCATGTATCCTCAGGATGTATATACACGGGGTATGATAAGCTGTGGACAGAGAAAGACGCACCCAACTTTGGTGTTTTTAATAATATATCTTCGTTTTACTCTAAATCTAAGCACGCATATGAGCTATCAAATAGTGATTATGGGCTAACTATTCGAATCCGGATGCCGTTTGATAATGATGTTACATGTAACAGATCTATTTTATATAAGCTACTAAAATATAATAATATTATTGATTTTAGAAACTCAAAAACATATATACCTGATCTTTGTAGTTTCATTCAATCCTATATACTCCAAAAAAATAATAATACTGATATAATTAATTTTGTTAATCCGGATGCATTGTTTACTACAGAGGTGGTTGATTTACTAACTGAAGCCGGTAAGATTAATTATAAGTGGAAATATGTTAGTATGAGTGATCTAGATATTACAGCAGATAGGTCAAATTGTGTATTATCAACTACGAAATTAAAAGAGACATATAATTACACCCCGCTAACTGAAACAGCAGCTATTAGAAAATCTTTAAATTTACACTAAAACTAACAAAGTGCTGGCAATCAACAAAAAGTTAATTATATTAATATAATGTATGACCATGACCACAGTCTATATTACAGGCAACTTAAAGAGAAGGATCCAGACAAAACTATAGTTGCGTTCACGGGTGGAAACTTTGATTACATTCACTATGGCTATGTTGTGACCTTCGAAGAAGCAAAGAGACATTGTGATAAGTTCATTGTTTTCTTGCAGAAAGACCCATCATCAACAAGATATACTAAGTATAAGCCTATTGTACCATATTATGAGAGGTACAAAACATTAATGTCAATTAAGCATATTGATGAAGTATATATGTATCAAACTGAGAGTGAGCTGTATGATTTAATTAAATTGTTTAAACCTGATATTAGAATACTCGGCGAAGATTATCTCGGTAAATCATTTACTGGAGATGATTTGCCACCTAAAGTAATTTATACCACTAGATCTCATGAATGGTCTACAACAAAAATTAAAAATAGGATTGCTGCTATGACGTATGCACAAAATCCAGATATGTTTAAAGGTATAAATATTGATCAAATTAAAAATAATAACTTCTCGAGTATAGAACAATAGAGTATGAAAAGATATCTAGTAACAGGTGGCTGCGGTTTCATTGGCTCATACGTGGTGGAAAAATTATTAAAAGATGAAAATAATTTTATCACCGTTATCGATAAAATGGGTATAGGTTCATCACCAGATAATATTATAAATGGGCATCCAAGAGTAAATTATATCTTTAGAGATATTGCAACTGGGGATATTGCAGCTGCAATACCATCAGGCAAGATGGATTATGTGATACATCTAGCAGCAGAGTCACATGTTGATCGATCAATTGAAGAGTCCTCACCGTTTGTGCAAAGTAACGTAGCCGGTACAGTTAATATATTGAATTATGTTAAAGACGTTGGTTCTAGAATGGTTCATGTTTCTACTGACGAGGTGTATGGTCATCTAAATCTTACTTCACCACCTTTTAGAGAGAGTGACTCCCTCCAGCCAAGATCACCATATGCAGCATCTAAAGCATCCTCTGATTTGTTTGTTCAATCATACTTTAAAACATATAATATTGATGTATCCATTACAAGGTGTTGTAATAATTATGGTCCACGACAGCATCATGAGAAGCTGATACCTACTATTATTAGATCAATTATATCTGGTAAAAAGGTTCCTATATATGGGAATGGTATGAATATACGAGAATGGATCCATGCAAAAGATCATGCTGCAGCAATAATAGAGGTACTATATATGAATGCTCCTGGCACAGTTTTTAATATACCAGGATCAAAACACCTAACCAATATTGATATTACTAAAAAAATTATTGAAATAGTAGAGAAACAATTACCGTCTATAAAGAGAGACGGGGACGATTATATTGAATTTGTAGTAGATAGGCTCGGGCATGATTTTAGATATGCAGTCGCGACACAATATAATCTACAAGCAGTTGAATATCAGCAAGAGTTTTGTCTTGAAGATACGGTTGCACATTATCTTAAAAAATATAGTGAATTAAAACAAATACTTTAAGATAAGATCGTCATCAGTTGGCGGGCTATCGCTATCATCTACCTCATCATCACCAACCTCTTGGTCATCTTGATACTCCTCGTAATATGAGTATATATCATTCTCACTCCCCTCATCAAATATAGTCGTCGTGTCATCTGATGAGGGTTGATGCACTACATATTTGTCCTTAATGTCTGCAACTATAATTTTCTTAAGGAGTTTAGATTCGGTATTTTTTTTAGCTCTTGCAAGAAAATCCTTTACCTCGTTACTAGTAAATTTACCTTTAAGCTCAACAACAGGGTCCGTATAAGTTCCCCAAATATGAGTCGTTATATACTTTTTAGTAAGTGTGGCACAATCTCTAATAACAAAGTATGCCGCTTTCTTTTTAATTTCTACACCAATGTCTGGCTTTTCACTAGCCCTACACGCGGGGCTATATATTTTAGCAATAGGGTCTGAGCTATTTTCTAGAATTACCTCTTCGAACATGAGTATATTTAGTGTCTAAGGAAAGGAACTCTGATATAATAGGTAATAGGTGTTGAACTAGCGTGTATGCCCCTTAAACTACGATAAGGAACTCTTATATAATTAACATGAAGAAAAAATTTCCACGGAAACCGTTTGAGTATGGGAAGTATCTAGTTGAGTATAGCGAGGATACTGAGGATATTCTCAGATTTCTAAAGGAAAAGTTGGATACTATAGAGGAAGCAAGATCGGCAAGGGACAAGCTTGTCGTTGAAGGATATTACAAACCAAAAATTAAAAAAGTCGGATGATTATACTAACACCATCACTAGCAATTCAGAAAGTAACAGGCATTGATTTCGATACTCTAAGTAATATAATTACTTTAGTACTGGAGAAAAATTTCGATAGAGCATTTTACTATCGTGTGAATATTCACAAATCACGTGACGTAGAACTCTCATCTGTAATTTTACATATTAATCAGCATTACCAGAGAGATTTTAAGATGTTACTATCACCTTATGATCATTTAAAGTATAATGAGAATCTGAAGCATAACATTGGTACAATTCTCCATGAGATTAGACATATCATACAGCACACCCTCTTCCGGTACAAGGTAACTGCAACATTTGAGACAAACGCGGAATACCACAATTCTACAGAGGAGGTTGATGCTAGAAATTTTGAAAAGCTTACAACTGTTATAACGAATTCATATAAACTCCTAGCGGAGAATGCGCGACAAATATTCGAGAAAAACAACTTAGGAACTCTGATACAATTATAGAGTAGATTAGATAAACATAAACAATACAACTATAAACACAAATATATATCATGGGATTTTTTAACCAAATTACATCATTAGACGATATTCCGCAATTCAATGTCAAGAAGGTCAGCTTGTTCGATTCTATGCAAAGAAAAATTCCTGACACTTACTCCTTGCAGAGAACAGATGATCACACACATCTAGGAATCGTTAAGGATAAGTACGTGCCTATTCAGCTTGAAGAGATGGTTGACATTATCGGTCGCGCTTCAGATAAAGTAGGGGATATCAACCACATCGGTTACACTGTTTCACGAGGTGGTAGGAAAGTGTTAATTCAGTCTGAGTTGAAGGAAACCATTAACGTTGATGATGATTTGATCAAACCACTCTTTTATACTGTTATTGATAATACCGGGGGTGGTGCAAACAAGACAATCCCATCAACTATTCGTATTGCTTGTGATAACGCGTTTCATCTAATCAAGCAGAGTGGGGATAATAGTAATAGAGCTTTTCACAACCATTTATTCACCGGGCGAGTTGATCTAATGGCAGATAATATCATTAGTTCAATTAAAACCGCGAGAAATTTTACTTCTATTATAGAAAATTTAAAGGGAGTTAAGTTCTCACGTGATGAGATGGTTAAACTCACACAACGATTGATACCAGTCCAGGAAAATGAATCAGTAAAACGAATGCACAAACGTGAGAAACTAGTTTCTCTATACGAGAGTGGTCGTGGAAATGTTGGTGAAACAAAGTGGGATGCATTGAATGCAATCACGGAATTTGAAACTCATACAGGTAGGAAATCTCCTGAAAAGCTCATTCGGAATTTAACTATGCCAACTCTTTCGAAAACCGGTATTGGTATGCTATTGGCATAGAATGAATAAACATAGAATGTTATTAGCCGACCCAGAAATTCCAGGAGAGGGAGCATGTATAGATATAACATGGTATTCAAAAAAACGTGATATAGTAGTTGAAAAAATAGATATATATTTTATAATTAATTATATATTCGGTAATAGTGTAATTGATAATATAGATAATGTAAGTTACACAATGTTTCTGAATGCAGCACTTAACGAACTTGAAGAAAATAAAAATAAATTAACTTAAATAAAAATAATGTACACAGGAAAAATTGGCGATCTAGAATTCATTCTAGAAAAAGATAATAAATGTAGAATTTGTGTCTATAATAAAGGTAGTGTTGATCCAATAGCATATATCGAGGTTAGCTCAGCTATCACTGAAAAATCTTTTCATTATGAGATTATGGATTTTGTAGCGAAACATACTAGCTGATACCCGGGTATGAAAATAGTAACTTGGATATCTAACAAAATTAGGAAGGCTGCCCGCTGGCTCCATGGATTCTTTACGAGCCTGTATATCACACCGGTACTCCAGGGATTCTTTACGAGCCTGTATATCACACCAGTCCTAGGATCAGGTTCTGGATATCATACGAGTTCTCGGTATAATGATATTAAATTAATTCGTCATAACAATATTATTGGCAACGGCATGCACCGTACAGGTTGGCCTTGGGTACATGATAATCTCAAAACAATACACTCGAGTGAAGGTATTTTGTTTGACGATTTCTTTGAGCAGAATTTTTGCTATAAAGATAAACCAGACACATATACCGAGCCATGGTCCACAATTATTCATCACCCAGCAAATATACCGTCGTTCGGGAACCATAGAGAGCGTCTCGACATCGCGTTTGAATCTAAGGCCTTTAAAGATAGTGAACCATATTTAAAACTCGTCTTCGCGCTGTCTGACAGTCTTGCAGATTGGCTTAGAACTAAACTATCTTGTAAGGTCATATCCTTAAAACATCCACAATTTTTAGATGTTAAGTCTACCTGGTTACCGGGTGAGGACAAGGAGGTATACCAGCTAGGATTTTATTTGAGAAACACAGCTTTATGTGATCAGATAAAACTCCCGGATGGGGTTACAGTTAAAAAGTTATGGAATAGTCTACCATGGCTGGAACCATACCATAATAAGGTCCAATCATATTGGGAAGCGAAGGGTAGAAAAACGCGACGTAATACAGAGTGTGTAAGTTTTGCAACACCGTCCAAGTATGATCAGATATTAAACACAAAAATTATTATTGCTGAATATTTTGAGGCGTCGGCATCAAATGTGGTGCTGGAATGTATATCTCATCACACCCCCCTTATTGTAAACAGGCTACCAGCATTTGAGCAGTATCTAGGAAAGGAATACCCACTATTTTACGATAACATTAATGAAATCCCGAGACTAATTGAACAAGCAGCTGAAGGCCACTTTTATCTAAAAACACTATCAACACGAGATCTGCAGATAGATTATTTTCTAAATAAGATTAAAGAAGAAATTTACAATATTTAATAAACTACTATGAAATCTAAATATGCTATAGTGTGTGGAAGTAGATCAGGTTCTTCATATTTATGTGACCTGTTAAAATCAACAAACAGAGCTGGTGATCCAAAAGAATACTTTAACACTGATATAACCTTTGATCATTTAAGAAACGGCAAAGGTTATATCGATAGCATTGTTAATGGTACTAAAACAGAGAATGATGTTTTTGGAGTTAAGATCGTTGGTAAAAAACAATTGGCAGCATACGCAGAAAGCTCGTTAGATATTACCCACTGTGTTCTTTTAACACGACACGATACTATTGATCAAGCGATTTCCCGATATAAAGCGTGGAAGACAAATATCTGGCATTTTAAGGATGGTATGACATCCATTCCAAATATTGAATACTCTTATGGAGATATCAAATGGTGTTTAGATGAGGTTATTGACGAGAATAAATTTTACAAAACTTTATTAAAGGGCACAAATTACCTAGAAATTGTATATGAAGATGATTTATTAGAAAATCCCTCTCAAACAATTGTTTGTATTTTAGAACACCTAGGAATCTCTATAGAGGAACTTCCTGAACTAGTGTCAACTCAAATTATTTTTCGAAATGAGCAATCTAAACAGTGGAAGACAAAATTCATTCAAGAACTAAAATATAAAAAAACAGCTATAGATAATTATAGGTAGATAATAAATAGACTACATGAGTGAAGAATATCAACAACGACGAGCGTATGTTTCTAAAATTAAAAACAATAAAGCTCGAACATCAGCATCTAAAGAATACTTTCAATTGATCGTCGAAGATGGTGAGGCATATTTTTTCACCACAGTAGATTTTGACAGAGCTAAGAAGCGAGCAAATAAAAATTTAGAAGATATTATCGCGGTTGATTTTAATACTCAGAAACCAACTATTATTGAGAAGATTGTTAGAGTGACAGTAGCTGAAAAAAGTGTTGAGGTTGAGAAAGCTGTGAAGGCACGCCGGGATCGGAGAAGATTAACTCTACAGAAATCTTATAAATTAATTAAATAACTTTAACGCGGGTGTAGCTCAGTGGTAGAGCCTCACGTTGCCAACGTGACTGTCATCGGTTCAAATCCGGTCACCCGCTCCATTTAAAATGATATTAAAATATTTAAGAATTGGTTATATTAAATGTAGTATTAAAATTTTTATACTTAAATTAAGAATTAAGCTTAAATTCAGTCAACTAACAACATATCAAAAAAAACTAATTAAAGACTGTATAACTCAATATAACAACCTTTTTTAGTTGTAATCTAATTAATTGATGTTATATTATAAATATAACATATGACAAAACATATTATACTAACATTGTTGGCCGCTATAGCTACTGCTGCAGCGGGTGTAACTACCGGAAATCAACTATCTGTTGATACCGGTTATATTGAAAATAGTCTTACAGCGCCGAGCATCTCACTAGATGCAGCATTCACATCTCAAGAACTATGGCGAGGTGTGACTAGGGGGGATGATAGTACTCAAGTCTCCGCGTTTAGTAATATTACCTTTTCAAATAATATTAACACATACGCAGGTGTAACACTACGAAATACAGATGATACAGATTCTGAGTATATATTTACCGGTGGGGTAAGTAAAGACTTTAGTGCTCTAGGGCTTACTGGCACCAGTTTAGGAGTAGTTTTTAACTATTACACAGAAGGTACAAGTGTTGTGGGTGATATTACTAGCGAAGTTGGTGTAATACTATCTCAACGATTTGATTGCTTTCTATTGGATAAAGCAGCTATTACGCAATACTTTACCATGGAAGGTGAAGGTCAGGGGTATGGTGAGCTGCAGCTAGTAAAGACTGTCAATATTTTAGGTTTAGATGTTGATCTCACTGGGGTTGTTGGTTATCTCGCTGATGAGAGTGAGCTTACTCATTCTCAATTAACAATTAGTACTGACTGTAAAACAGGTGTTAATGATTTAGTCGTTACACCGTTTGTAACTACTCTGTTCTCTTTAACAGATGACTCAAATGGTGCGCGTGGAATCTATTCAGGCGCAGAGGATGAGGTTGCAGTCGGATTCCAGATTGGTTATAAGTTTTAATTAAATATAAACCTTAATTACCCCCCGTGTTTATATTATATAAACACGGGGGGTTTAGTTATTGGCTATTACATTGCATAATGTAATACTATATTATTTGGAACTTCAATATAATAGTAGTATGGCTATTAACTTTAAGCGATTGGAGAAGATAACGAGAAGTCTTAAACCAATTTGCCAATCTGGCAAATCCTTTCACGCAACGTTTGTCTATAGAAAAAACAAGCTTGTATGTACCGCGTATAATAATTATAAAAAGCAACACCCATATTATAAATTTGGTACTTACAAATCCACAAAACGGGGTAGTGTAAATTATATACCAGGTATACACTCAGAGGTAGCTGCATTACTAAAAATGGGTAGAGTAGACTGCTCAAATTTAACATTTATAAATGTTCGGATTGATAATTCGAATAATGTAGCGATCTCAAAGCCGTGTCCTAACTGTCAAAGACTGTTAGATAGTATAGGTTATAAAAAAATATGGTATTATACTGGTAATAAATATATTTGCTGTTAAATATAGGTATGGGTACAAATAATAGATTATCATGGTGGCGCCGCATCCAACGTTTCTTTAACTGGTATAGGTCACCATCACCGCCGCGATATATATCACCATCACTTACGTCATCATCGACGCAGGTTATATCACCATCATCGACACCATCATTGACACCATCATTGACACCACCATCATCGACCCCGGTTATATCACCATCATCGACCCCGGTTATATCACCATCATTGACACCACCATCATCGACCCCGGTTATATCACCATCAATGGCACACCCAATAGCACCACCATCGACGCCGGTACCGGCGATATCTACACCCATCTCACCAGTATTAGGTGCGTGTATTAATGAGATTACAAGTAGAACTACGGTAGGTGCATGTGCACATGAATCTGCTAGAGTATCTGTGCTAGGAGTTAATATACATAATTTGTCTAAGCAAAATACAGCTGGTTATAGTGACTGGTACTAACACTTTAATTATAAAATAGTTGATTTAAACATGGTTAAATGTTATAATTTAACAATGACTAAATTATTATATTTTACATTAATTGTAGTAATACTATATACAAACACAGGTTGTGTTGATACAGTATATGCTGCACCACCTGCATCTAACACGCGTGTAGTAAATGCTAGAATTACATATTACTGTGGCCGTGATAAGTGGGGATCCCGTGTAGCGTGTCCAAAGACGATAAGAGCAAATCGAGGGTTAACTGTAGCGGCACATCCCGATTTTAAATTTGGACAGAAAATTTATATCCCAAAGCTCAAGAACATTATTGGGGATGGTTATTTCAATGTACAGGATAGGGGAAGCGCTGTTACGTCCCGGCTCGCATCAAAAGGTAAGGCATATGTGTTTGATGTATATGTTAGCTCGTATAATGAGCTAAAGCGGAATTCTCGTAAGCTGCCAATGTATATGGACGTGCACATCTCTCGATAAAGGAACTCTTATATAATAATAATATGACTTGTAAATGTGGTAGAAAAATTGAACAACCAAGGGTAGAATTTAGTTTGAAGAACTGTGCTGCATGCGCTCATGCGCAGCCTGATGTTCCCAAGCTTAAAGGTGTTTTAAGATATGCTCATAAGACAGGGGCCGAGATTCAAATTATGTCTGAAGAATGTTTTAACTCGCAAAAAATATATTGGACCCCTCAGGGAGCTAGGAGCGCAGTTAAAAACTTCTCTAAGAATATTAGTTGCTAAATTAATACTATACCATTATAATAGATATATGAGCGAAATTATTAAATCAATGCCATCAAATAAAGCATGGTTAAGTAACTACGATAGAGCGTTTCTTAAATTGACTCCTAAAGATTGGGCGAAGTTGGAAGATGTAGAGTGTACAAGTTCATTAACCCGTAAAATGTCTTTTAAAGAGTTTCAAAATCTTATACTAGGGGGTGTTGTATAGATAATTACAATATGGGAATACAAAATAATACAGTCGAACTATTAGGTTATTATGGAAGCGATGAAATTATCGCTTGTAGCGCTTGGACATCAACATCAAGAAAACTTACCAATGAAAAGAGAGAACGGATTCCTAAACTCATCGATATGCTCTGGCGAGAAGGGCACCACACGCCCTTTGAAAAAGCTACATGTCACTTTCTTGTTAATTGTGATATTGCTAGTCATATTCATCTACTCAAGCATCGCGTTGCTTCTATTAATGCTGAATCAGCTAGATATAAAGAGTTAAAGGAGGACAAATATTACATTCCAACTGACTGGAGCAATAAATGGAGAGAGAAATTAGAACAGTTTAACAAGGATGCAAACAACCTCTACCATGAATGCTTAGAAGAGCTTGAACCAGAGATTGGTAGGAAAAGATCTAAAGAATCGGCTAGATTTTTTAAACCATATGCATCACAAATACAGGCAGATATTATGTTTAACTTTAGATCGTTTGCAAACTTTTTAAAGTTACGTAATAATGAACACTCACAACTTGAGATTAGAGAAATTGCTCAACAGATGATAACCCTAGTTGAAAATATTGAAGGTAATCCATTTAAACATACAATTACATCATGGAAACAACATTTAAATTAAAAGGTTATTGTAGGGTAGTATCTGCAGATGATACAGAGAGAAAAAATTGGTTAGATGTTCCACGTGCACCTGAGTTTGAAACGTATGCAGGTGCACAGCGATATTATATAGAAACTACTGCTAGCGGCGTCGATACTAGACGCTGGGATATGTTTGAACAGGTTGCTATATTTGAAGAGAGTGAATCAAGCAAATTTATGGCAACTATATCCTAGTACTGACATAAAATAGTTTTACATTCAAAATAATTTTTAATATAATAATATTATGCAAGTATATTTTATTGCTGACCCTCATCTGGGTCATACAAATATTAATAAATTTAGATGGATAAATGAGCCCTTCACTAACGATGATCTTATTCTCCGTCACTGGCGCATGCTGCCTAAAAAGAGTCTAATATATGTTCTCGGGGATGTGGCGTTTAATGATAAATCTCTTTTACAGTTAGTCGACATGCCCGGTAGAAAAATTCTAATATCAGGCAACCATGATGATATGACATCACAGGGAGCGCAAAGAGAGGTTTTTGAGTCTGTATACGGGTTCTTAAGATATAAGGGAATGTGGGTGTCTCATGCCCCTGTTCATCCAGATACAATCCTACAGTCGCGATGCTTTGTAAATATTCATGGACATACTCATAAAGATGAGCCGAGTTCTGATCTCTATTTCTCTGTGGATCCTGAGGTTCTAATGAGCAAAGGATTGAAACCGTTTGTGACTCTTGAGAAAATGCAGGAGCATATAAAGGGGTATATACCAAATACACAAAAGGAACTTTGATATAATATAGGAGATGAGAGTACAACTAACTAAAGAAGAAAAGGATTATGCAATCCGTAACAATATCTCGTTTGCAGATATGAGTGATTTCGTCTCAGATAAAGTTATGGAAGATGAAGTTATGAGATCTTGGGAAATTATTAAAAATCGAGATGCATTCGATTATAGCTATACACAATTCTTCCCACGCAAGTAACATCGTAGGAAGGAACTCTGTTATAATAAAGAGTAGAAAGAAACCTTAACACATATAACCTGTGAATATTCTTCATATTATTCTAATTACTAGCTCTACCACACTTACTGTAATGGGTCGACCCCCTAAAAAGGCGTTTAAGCAACCAACCTTGCCTCAGGGAGAGAGATATATCTCCAGTGCACTGCTTGGTGTTGCATCCGGTGACCCCGGCTTGATAGTAGTTACCGTGTCTCCCACGGAGACGACACGTAGTGCACGTACTAGCACAGCTGTAGTATTACCGACCCAAACAGCGCTCGCGAGCAGACGCGCACGTGCTAAGGCGAGGTTAGAGCGAGCGTCTAAAATCAATCGAAAAATCATATCTGAGGTAGGCTGGTCACCAGAAGCAGAATTCCAAAAACTTGATGATGCGCGATGAGCGAGTGAATCTCAAAAGGAAATCTGATATAATAATAGAGTAGAAAGAAACATTAACAACCTTATAGAATGAACTTAATTGAAGAAAGCACAGCGTTTACTAAAGTTTCAGATATTAACATCCCGTCGACGTTTTATAACCGAATGAAGACCGGTATTGCGGAATTTGACATGATCTTCGGTGAAGGTATTTTACCTGGATCCTCAGCTACTATGACAGCTCAACCCGGGAGTGGTAAGACTACACTACTACTTCAATTATTGGAGACTTTAACTAGTCAAGGATACGCTACAGGATACGCTTCCGGAGAAGAAAATATGTATCAGTTAGCTTATACTTGTAAACGATTACATGTTGAGAATGTTCAAATTGCAAACGAAACTAATATTGATACCTTAGCAAATGCTATGGAGAACCTCGATATTTTGGTTGTGGATTCATTCCAAGCTCTAACAACTACAACAAAGAAGAATTCTCGTGAGCTTGAGAGGTACGCGGTATCAACTCTATGTAAAAGAGCTAAAGAAACAGAGTGTACCTTAATTTTTGTACTACACCTTACACAGGCTGGTAAGCTTAAGGGATCAACACTCATTCCTCATTCCGTTGATGTTAATATTCAGATTACACACGACACGGAATCAGAAGATGAGAACACGAGAATTATTTCTACTTACAAAAATCGATTTGGAGCTACAGTTGATATTGAGGCGACGATTGGTAGTGGTGGATTTACTCTATCCGGGAAGAAAAAGGTTGAGAAAGGTAAGTCGAAAAAATCTCGTAAGGCTGAACTGCTCGATAATATTCTTAAGCTTGATCCACCGATCATTACTAAGGCTAGTATTATGAAACTATTTTCCCTTACTGGGTCACAAGCCTACTTAGCTCTTAAAGAGCTTACTGATAGTGGTAAGTTAATTAAGTATGGTCGCGGTAGTGTCACAACATTTAAAAAAACATTGATAAGTTAATCAATAACCTATAGTAACTCCTATATAATAATATTATGAACAACCGAGATCGTTTACTATTTTTAGTTGAATTTCTAATTACTTGTACTATTATATATGGTGTTATATATATTATGTATGGTGTTATAGCAACCGGCTTGAAGCCTTAATATAATAATAGAATGAAGAAGCCACTTAAGGTTAAGAGAGTTAAGCGCAACACAATGGAGGTCCGTAATTTGACTAGACATACGGTAACACCACCTACATTTTCATTTAAAGATAAGAAAAAAGCTGCTAACAGAAAGGCATGCAGAAAGCGAAATTATGAGAGAGACAGAGATTAGTCGGGAGTTATTAGAAACAAATCCTTTGCTGTGGATTAAAGAGAAGGATAAAATATACTTAAAAGGTACAAATGTACAGGATTTAAATTCAGATGGAGTCGTGCAGAGTATTGTTAGTGAAGATGGTAGCTGGTTTGTTAATGTTGAAACAGAAGCAGGAGAATCAATTCATGTTAATTTAAGTGATGTTATTAGTGTTAAGATATTTAAAGATACACCTGACGCAAATAGTACAACCGGCACTTTATCTGTCTAATTACCTGAACGCATATTAACCACTAACAAATAAAATAAAATGAAACCCGAAACTATTTCAAATATGTCAATTAAAATTGCTGGTCATGTCCTATTATGGTACAGTGTTTGTGTTGTAGTATACTGCTCATGGGCATATATTACAAAAGGTGAACGTGAGGTAAGAGGCAAACAATGGGAGTTAAGACAACTACCAATAGCACCAGCTGTATCTCAATCTAGGAGGGATGAGGATGTAGGTGATAATGCATTTAATACAAGCCTGCTCGGGTATAATGAAAATGAGTATTTAGATAGTCGCCCATTACAGGAAGGGTATAAGCAGGTCGATCTAGAGTGGGGTTGTTCTGAAGATGAACTTAAAGAGCTGTTCCGCGTTATTAAGAAAAATATACCCGACCGCAAAACTCAAGCATGGTGCGCGGCAGTAACATATGTGGAATCTCGAGGTCGACCACATCTTATTGGTGATAAGTCGTCTAGCGGATCATATGGTGGGTGGCAGATTAATAAGAAATATCACCCTGAAATTATTAATGATATGGGTAATGACTGGGATGATTATGAAATGAATCTACTTGGGTTTCTATCTGTTATCCAGAAACAAGCGCAGTGGCGTGAAGGTCGTGATGATTATCACGGAATGTCTAGCTATTATAATGCGGGTGGGTCATGGGATACAGACGGCAAGGTGTATGCAGATCTGGTGATGAACGCGATGAGCTCAATTTTAGAGTCATAAGTGTAGATAACAAAGGAACTCTGATATAATAATAGTATGATCACCTCATGTAAGCGATACAGAACCAAAGTTGAATTCTGTAATAGAGTAGATGCGGTATGTGCATATTTTAACACACAGCAGGAAGCGGTTGATCATCTGCACGCGTGGTCAGATAAACAAAAAGGTTATTCCGTTGAGCATATTGAAATAACTACCGTTAATGGTAACTCTTCAAGGCTAGTTTCGGAGTGGTGGAATCGTGATTGCTGCCCGGGACATTGATTAATAACTAGATATGGAGTTTGCAGATAGAGCACATATTGTACAATTTAAAAACCATTGCAACGTATGGATAACAGAAACAGTTGAGTTAGAGCCCGAGCCGGCGTTCCGCCGCGCAAGTTACTTATTACAATTTGAATATAATATAGTGAGAGTTATAACACCAGATGGTATAGTAATTGAAGACGAAGATATTGACATGTCAGGCTATATATTTTAAAAAATGAAAAACACATTATATATTTTGAGGGGCCCGGACGAAGATGCTCGGGCCAAATACATTCACAAACGCAAATTTAAATGTTGCTTTGAGGTAAAGAAAGTTGATGAGGAGATGCAGAGAACGGTTGAAGGTGTGTTAAAGGCAGGTAAAAACAAAACTGTAGTCGTCTCCAGTACATTTGATCAATTCTATATAATGGCACCCTATCTAGCGCTCGGTAGGAAGTACCAATATGATATCGAGGTGTTAAGACTACCTCATCTAAAAGGCAACCAATACGGGGGCGAGATATATGTTTGCTAGCTACACTGCTACTAGTGTATACAGATGCATGAGTGCTTAAGTTGGGTTGTAAATATAGAGGAAATATTACCTGTTAACGAATATAGCTTGCAGGTAAAAAATTAGCAAATTAATTATTATGGCAGATATAGACTGGGGAATGGCGATTGATCAATACGAGCACGGATATGGCGAGGAGGGCAGCGGTTCTTACGGGTGGGGCGAGAAGAGATGTAAGTTCTGCGGGAAGGGATTTCTGCACTGGGAGCAGCGAGATGATAGGTGGGTATTAGTTAATGGTCGTGGGGAGACTCATAAGTGTATTAAACCTCAGGGAACAACATCTCCCTAGCTAGCTCAATAACATCACATGCATACCAACTTACCATATTAATACAGCTAACAGGTAGATTAAATTGTATCTAGGCATATATAGTATTAATGGGGGGCACTGACAATGAATTTACTGAGAAGAGCCGTAAAGCATTTCAACAATGGTATGAGGATGATTCACTACCATTGGAACACTCAAATTGGTTCCGGAGAGATGAAGATATGGACTATATAATCAATCACGTTGATGCAGCATGGAGAGGGTGGCATGCAGCATATAATCATGTAGTAGATACAGAGTACAATAATTTTAAACAACAAGAAGAGCTTTAAGGAGACTCATGACAGCACACCATAGGCAACAACTACTATTTAGTAATATTTTTCAAGTAGCTAGCAATATAAACGAAATAGTAGCTGGTAGTTTTTCCGGTCACCTCATTTGGTCTGAGATTTATAACAACACTACTGATTTAATACCTAGTAGGCTCGTCTCAAACCGGGGTGAAGCGTTTAATATAACACAACCTGAAAGGGAACTCCTATATAATATATATATGAGCGTCGTCGGTTGGATAATCAAATGGACATGTGGGTTAGTGTTGCTGATAACCACTCTCATCTGGATAACAGGCTGGTTAATTTTGATCTGGGCCACCATCGGCTTGAATCCCATAGAAGTGCGTCCGGATAACTCCCAACCTATACAACACTCTGTAGAGTATAATGCAGAGGTAGAGATAATATCCCCTGTTATTGTAGGTGCACCTAAGAAAAGCAAAGTATCAAACATTTACAACAACCCTAAACTACCACCAAGAAAGAACTAATATGAAAAATAATATCAAAAAATTAATTAAACGCTTCCGCAATAAGAGGGAGTCAGTATATGGACCAGCTATATTCCATGTAAGGCCTTGGCTAGATAAAGAAGTTGATGAGCAATTGCACAAAAGAGCTTTTAAATTGTGGTAGACCGTAGGCCTAGAAACAATTACTGATCTTAGATTTATTCAAGACATGCAAATCACAGGAGACCATAATATATCCACTAAACTTAGAAATAGTATCACCGATTTACATTTGCGTGTGGCTGATAAGGTATATGAACATGTTACAGAAGAGGTTTGGTACGATACCCGTTCTAATGTTTGGCACACTGTACTGGTTAGCGTTCGAGACAGCATACGTGATGTGTTAGACAGATGAAAGTAGGGAACATATATAATACAGATATGAAAGTAGGTGATATATCTTATGAGATACGTAATAAAATGCAGGGCGAAGTGGGGTTTGAGTTGTGGGATAAGGTATTGTGCGAGGTAGGAGATGATGTATGGGATGAGGTCTGGCAAGAGGTCTGGCATGAGGTGGGGCGATCGGTGAGGTTTGGGCTAAAGGATGTGATAGATTATAATGTAGGGAACTCTAGCATAATAAGGTTATGATTTTAAAGGAGGTAAGATATAAAGTATGGAACAAAATATGGCGTAAGGTAGAGAATGAGGCTCGGCAAACGATACAGGGTAAGGTAATACACGAGCTTTGGAATGAAGTAGAGGATGCGGTAGAGTATAGCCACTACATAGCAGATACGGTAGAAGATAAGATAAGAAACTCTACCATAACATAGATATGAATTTAACTAGTATATGGTGTGAGGTAGAGGATGAGGTAGAGGATGGGGTAGAGGAAGAGGTATGGCGTGAGGCATGGCGCGCGGTGGAGCATAAGGTATGGTATGAGGCCACTCATGAGATGAGAAGTACGGTAAGAGATAGGGTAAGGAACTCTGATATAATATAGATATGGAATGAGGTAGAAGATGCTGTATAGATATGAATTTAGAAGAGTTTAGGTATGAGATAGGGAACAAAATACGGCACAAGTTACAGCATGCGGCTTATTATAAGTTAGTGAGTAGTATAAGGGGTGAAGTAGGGCATGAGATATCAAGCAAGGTAAGGGTTGAGGTATGGGGCAAGGTATGTAATAAGGTAGAACATGCGGTATGTAATAAGGTATAGCATGCGGGTTGGGCGAACAGCTTTAACATAATATGAGTATGGGAATAGATATGAATTTAGCTGGAGTAAGGAGAGAGTTGGTGGCCAAAGTAAGGCATGAGTTGCGGGGTGAGATAAGGAGTATGGTGAAGGATGAGGTATGGGGTGAGGTAAGAGATAACATATGGAGTGGGGTAGAGAACGAGATATGGAATGAGGTAAGGCGTAATGTATGGAACAGGGCATGGAATGAGGTGAGGAGCTCTAATATAATATAGATATGAGAGTAGATCAGATATCGTATGAGCTGTGTAGTAAAATGCAGGTAGAGTTAGGGGCTAAGTTATGGGATAAAGTATTGAGTAGGGTAGAAGATGCTGTATGGAGTGAGGTATGGGTTAAGGTAGAAGATGCTGTATGGGGTGAGGTTTGGGATAAGGTAGAGCGTAAGGTAAGGAACTCTAATATAATATAGATATGAATTTGAATGAGATACAGTGTAAGGTGGAGGATAAGGTATGGGATGAGATCTGGGATAAGGTATGGGATGAGATCTGGGATGAGGTAAGGGGTGAGGTAGGGGATAAGGTATGGGGTGAGATATGGGATGAAGTATGGGGTGAGGTAGAGGTTAAGGTAAGGGATGAAGTATGGGATGAAGTATGGGATGAAGTATGGGATGGGGTATATGATATCATCTGGGGTGAGGTATATGATAACATATTGAATGAGATATGGGATAAGGTAAGGTGGGGAGTAGAAGATAAGGTAAGGGGTGAGGTATTTGATAAGGTAGGGCGTAAGATAAGGAACTCTAATATAATATAGATATGAATAAGGTATGGGATAAGGTAGGGGATGAGATGGAGGATAAGATAAGGGATAAGGTAAGGGATGAGGTATGGGGTGAGGTAGAGCGTAAGGTATGGGGTGAGGTAAGGGATAAGGTAAGGTATAAAGTAAGGGATGAGGTATGGGGTGAGATAAAGTGTAAAGTATTTAATAAGGTAGAAGATGCTGTATGGGGTGAGATATGGGATGAGGTAAGGAACTCTGATATAATATAGATATGAATTTGAATACGAAGATAGGGTATAAGATATGGAATGAGGTAAGGCGTAATGTATGGAACAGGGCATGGAATGAGGTATGGTACGAGGTAAGGGATGAGGTAAGAGAAGAAGTATGGGGTAAGGTAAGGTATGAGGTAGGGGGTGAGGTAGGGGGTAAGGTAGAGCGTAAGATAAGGAACTCTGATATAATGTAGATATGAATTTGAATGAGGTAGGGAGTGAGGTATGGGGTGAGGTAGAGCGTAAGGTAAGGGATAAGGTAGAAGATGCTGTATGGGGTGAGATATGGGATAAGGTAAGGGATAAGGTAAGGTATAAGATAGGTAACACTGATATATCGATATAAATTTGAATACGAAGATAGGGTATGGGGTATGTAATAAGGTAGAGTTTAGTAAAGTTATAGTAAATTTATAAAAACGTATAATAATGGTGGATGGTTAAGAGATGGCTAAGTTATTAACTATAAACATGCTATAACTAAAAGGTGAGGTGTATAAATGTTTAAATACAGAAATAGTTAGAGATCATCTAAATATAAATAGAGTATGAAAAAATATGTAAGAAGATACCCGACAAAATACCGATATAATCAAATGGGATTATCGAAAGAGACAGGCTATTTTAAATACGTGGATGTTAATATATGTGCTGGATGCGCGGTAGCGAGCGCGTGTCAATCTCTATTAGATGTGCGTGGATACAATGCAATAGGTGACTATGCTCTAGGAATATATGAGCGCGCGAAGAAAGCGATCGGATCTCAGAGAACCGGTCTTCGAATATATCCCGCAGTGACTGAAGCAATATATACATTCAATGAAGAGAAGCGATATATAGATATTACAGCTACTAAGTTGGCGCCGCGAAGTAAGTCTCTGAGAGATCATCTACTCAATAATGGCACCGCGGTCGCTGGATTCCGATGGTATGAAGGTATGATGTATCCTACACCTATTATCCCACCAAATACTCCATGGTATCGTCGTATATGGTACCATCTCAGAGCCCCACGATATGCATCAGCCTCCGGAGACATTGCAGGTTATCATGCAGCAGCCGTGATGGGTGTAGATGATCATAAGCAAGCATTTGTAATACAGAACTCATACGGGTTAGGCTACGGTAATAAAGGCAATGTCTATATGAAGTATGATGACTTCGACGCATCATGCGTCCAAGCTTATGGTTTTGACACTGTGGAGGAAAGAAAAGGAACTCTGATATAATATAGATATGATGAAACAGAAAGCTCCGATACTAAGCGCGGTTACCGCGCCGCGGCGATGGGTGACGAGGAATAATCTCAAACTAAATATGAATCGTCTAGCAGTGTTGTTGTTTTTTGCAACATTCGCTAACCAGTGGTCGATCGGTCAATCAGTTAAACTGGCTTGGGACGCTAGCGAAGATGAACGTGTAACAAGCTACCAAGTGAGGTATGGCACTTCAAGTAGCGTCCATCCATCGATGGTCGACGTGGGGAAAAACACCACAGCAACCATTACGGGCTTATCCTTCAGTGTTGATTACTACTTTGTGGTGTATGCTCTCACCGCTTCAGGCCTGATAAGCCTACCGTCTAACGAAGTCTATACCATCGTAGAGCCGCCGCCTTCATCGCGCGCCTATATAGGCTATCATATACGGATTCAGACGTCAGGGGAGTTTGAACTCCAGCAGTCTGTAGACATGGTTAACTGGATTACGGTAAAGCAGGCAAGTGACTATTTGGATATAGTGATTCCAACCTCAGGTGTACACCGATCCTTTTACCGAGTCACGCCATGGAACGGAGAAACTCTCTTCGAAGGTAGGTCATTTTACATTAACCAAACTAACTCGAGTGTAGACGATCATAAGCAAGCATTTGTAATTCAGAACTCATACGGCTTCGACACAAAGGAACTCTGATATAATATAGATATGAAAGCAACCGGTGCACGTTTTAAAGTACGGCATAAATTATGGAATAGGGTCAGGGGATCGATACAGAGTGGTGTGTGGGAAGAGGTAAAGAAGGCCGTCCAGGACCTGGTACATAATAGAATACCGAACAAGGTTCAGAACAAGGTACAGAATAAAGGCCATAATGAGATATATCATGATGTAGAAGATGATGTATGGAATAAGGTATATAAGAGGGTAGAAGATAAGGTATGGAATAATGTATGGAATAAGCTACATAATACTGGAATAGCCTCAACGAAAAAGGCACTCAAAAGGAACTCTGATATAATAGATATACAGAAGAGATAATTAGTTGAACAATAGCAAACTTAGACTATAATATATATATGAGCAACCAACCTAACAAAACACCTGGCGTTATTCTACACGGTGAAGCAATGATCTTCCAATCTCCCATTCCAGAAGGAGCTACAGAGATCAAATCATCCTCCACTAATATGCACATCATTGCAGATTCTGAGACTACCGGTAACCACCACGTTATCGATACTGTGCCAGGTACTAAGTACTTTAAACACGGTGATACAATGTACATGGAGAACACAAATGAGACCCGTGTGAGGTGCGTTCTAGCTGATCGTCACGATGCTATTACACTTGATCCTGGTACGTGGGAGTTTGGAATTCAAAAAGAATTTGATCATCTAACTCAACAGTTACATAATGTAGCTGACTGAATTAACCGCGGGTATAGCTTAATGGTAAAGCTGCAGCCTTCCAAGCTGACTATGTGAGTTCGATCCTCTCTACCCGCTCCATTTAAATATATAATACATTATGAGATATATAACCCTCGCGTTCCTGTTAGCTGTTACATCTATGGTATTAGCTGCCTGGCTCCTCATTGGTGAAGTAGGCTACTACGTAGTTGACATGTCACAATCTAAGTGGCCTAGACTATCAGATAAACCAATCACAACTAACGTATTAATACCACTATTTAAGATTCATGTTTTAGGTGATGAAAAGGAAAAGTCCCGGTTTGAGGCTGTACCTGAAAGTAAGTATGTTACGTTAGGGTTTAATATTAAACCTAATACCATGGCGAATGGTGAGCCGGAGCCGATGGACAATGTTCCGGAGGAGGTTAGCGATAAACTCTCCTGGAGATATCTCCGCGGAGTGCCCCTACAAACTGACATTTCCCTGTTAAAATAATTCCCCTTACATAATAATAAATTAACTATAGTAACTATACTCATTATCGTGATACATGCGACCCGTTTAGATAATTATCTATTACAATAAATATTAATATGGATAGCGAACTCGAACTGTGCTACAAGTCAACAACATTCTGTGATGGTAATGGAGGTAGGTGTCTAAAGTTTAAAACATGCCCGCTAGCGCTAACAGATGATGTGCGTCAGAAAGCTGACCGCTGGTGGGTGGCTAATGGTGATTCTATAGATGAAGATGTTCCTTTAGCAATTTTTAATGCTCCGCGGAAGTTGGATTGTTATGAGCCGCCTATTAAAGTGCCGGTGCCGGCACCATCCGATGAAGCTGATGACTCGAACACTGAGAAAGGAACTCTCATATAATAAGAGAGTAGAAACAATACTAACCAGATACAAGAGATGAAAAAGATTACTAAAATGACCGAGGAGGAGCATGCGAAAATGCCTGAGTATGTAGAGAAGTGGATCAAGATCGGGACTGATACTACCCGGCTGGATCCAGCTACCACGGAGAAGATTGTTAATAACATTCGAAACCTGATTGATATGGAGCCGGGTGTACCGTGTTTGATTGTCGATAACCCTATTGAGGCTTGGGTAATGTCATACCTATCTCTTAAGCAAGGTGTGGCTATAGAGGATTTACATTCTGAGATGGTAAGTATCTTTAATGGTAACCCGAAGAAGTACGACGTCCCACGATGTGAACTTCCATGGATGACTGGATCGTTCTTTGCCTCTACGTTTGCCTTTTACGACTTTATGATTGAAGAGCTTGGTGTAGAGTTAGAGAAAGAGCTCTGGACAAAGTATAAGATATGGGAAGCTTCGTCCTGTCTTGGGTGTGTATATCCTCTAGATAGTTGTACGATCGTTAGTCAAAAGCCTAAGACCGTCTTCCTACAAGATGGCAAGCTTCATAAGGACGGTGAGCCAGCTCTAACATATGATGGTTTAGGTGAGTTAGTGATCTGGTCGTTAAATGGTGTTGAGGTACCGGAGTGGCTCGCTAAGACGTCCGCGCAGGATCTTACACTAGATGATTATAGCAAACTAGATAACGCGGACGTTAAAGCTGAGTTCGTACGTAAGGTTGGTATTGAGCGCTTTATTGATCAGGGTAAGATAGTCGATTCATTCAACGAGTATGATATTGCTACTCATGAGTGGTGGCACAAGTCTGAGTACGAGCTCGTAGATATGAACTCGTTGTTTAGTACATTAGACTACGCACCATATCTTAAGATGGTTAATCAGACAACTGGCATTTTCCATATGGAGGGTGTGTCGCCATCATGTCGAACAGTTGGTGAAGCTCTTAAAGAGCGCTTCGGTGGTAAGGATTTCGTTATCAACTCAATCGCCTAAAAGGAACTCTGATATAATAATAGTATGACGCAATTAACTATAGACCATGACATTACTACTCTCAATAAGCTGCAGCTCGAGCAGTTAGTTGTGAGCTTCCAACAACTCGCCACTGAAGGGTCGGTGGGTATGGTCGAGGAGGGTATTATTCTCCCAGAGCAAGCTAATATGGTTAGTAACTACTTAGTAGAAGCTATCAATATCGCTGCGCTCGAGCTGCGACGTGATGCTCTAATCGACGCTCTTAATCGCGATTAGAGCATATGAGCTAATTAAAATAATTAGTTGCTTTTAATTAAAACTACATTATAATATATAAACAATTTACGGGCCTGTAGCTCATCGGTTAGAGCAGGGGACTCATAATCCCTTGGTAGTGGGTTCGATTCCCACCGGGCCTACCATTTAAATCAAATAAGACACAACTTAATAACGTATTAATATGCAATTATTGACTTCAATATTTACCATAATTGGTATAATCAATGTAACGGGGGCCCTTGTAATTGGTATACTCTTTCTTCTAGAATATATTAGTATGAAGGGTGAAGAGGGAGATGAATAGATTATATATCATTAGCATCGTGTTATTATTACCCAGCTGTGCTAGCAATCCACAAAGTCCTTCATTACTGGATCAATACCGAGCAGTGAAAGACTTACTGGGGCTCTATGATAGAAACATCACACCAGCAGAAGCCACCCCGGACGAGCCTATATGGCTCCCTCGATATGAGACGCCCTAATAGCTTAACTGGATAAAGCATCGTGCTTCTAACGCGATCGATGGGGGTTCGAGTCCCTCTTAGGGTATTATAATTTATATGAAAATTAACTTAGAGCAGGACGAAATTGACTTTATTACAGAGTGTATCGAAACACGAATCGTTAACGATGCATCGCGTACAGATGTACCTATAGAGTATATTAATATTATCGAGTCATGGAGGGCTGAGGGGCAGATGATCTTAGCTAAGCTTGAGAGATGTGAAGACAGTAAAAAGGAACATTGATATAATATTGGTATGAAGACATATAGCAATTTAGGAGATCCAAATGTAGTCGTTATTAACATTACTATTTTGGAGGTATATAAACACCTCGCGGCAGCTCTATTCGATATGGGGGTTGACGGCGGAGGAAGCCTCTTCGGCAAACATCTAGCAGAATGTTATGAGGGACTTAAGTCGCTACCAGATCTAGAGAACGAGGAGTTGACCGAGGCTAGCGAAAAAGCGAGAGGGCGCGTTCGTAAGTTGTTTACTGATGGTAATACAATGCTAATGATTCCCAATTGGGATGAGTCGTGTAAAACAGAGCTTCGTATTACTAATTCAAAAGGAGTTTCAGTGTTAGTATTAGTAGATGGAGAACTTAATTGTTAACATGGATCGCCCTAACGAGATACTCAACCCGATTATCCGAGAGATAGCTGAATATTATGAGATGTCCATCGGGTGGGATAAGTCTCAAGACTCAGCCTGGTTGAGATGCACCATCACACATGAGGATATGGGTAAGCATTTCTACTGGACTAGTGATGGTAGATGTAGTAGTAGGAGATCGTTTGAGCTGTTTATGGACAAGCTTCAAGAGTTCTTTATCGAAGTTGGGGAAGAATTCAGCCCCGTGGGGCTGATCAGCCCCGTGCCGAAAGACACCGGCGCGCCGTGGTAGGGAAAAGGAAACCTGATATAATATTATTATGGAAGAAATTAAAAAAGAATTGTTTGATAAGATGAGTTATGATGTTAGTAATGGATTTGGAAGGAAGGAGTTGAAGGAATGGTATGGAGAGGAGAATGTTAAGTTGTATTTAGAATATGGGAAGAAGAAGGATTTGTTTGAAGGTGAGTTGGAGGGGTAGGTTTTAAAAAGGAAATCTGATATAATAATAGTATGCAAGTAATTAATAAAGAAAGTAAGATGAAAGAAGTAGTTGTTGTTGGATATGAGGAGATTGGATTCGAGTTTAGTTTATGTGATGAGTTATATGAAGATGGGTGTGGAAAAGATATTGAAGGTAGGTTTTTAGATGTAGAATTTTTAAAGATTATGTTTGACAGTAGGTTGGAGAATGAAGAGGATACATCTAAAATTGATAAGATTGATGATATGTTAGTAAGTATTAAGGATTTGAATAATGAAGTGTTAGTTGAGTTTTAATAAGTAAGGGGGAGGAGTTCCGAAAGGAACGAACCGGGGGGAGTTAGTTAAAAAGGAAACCTGATATAATAAATAATAGTATGAAAGTAATTAATAAAGAAAGTAAGATGAAGAGAGAAGAAGTTGTTAAGTTGGTTGAAGATTGTAATAAGAAGTTGAGAGAGTTGCGTAAGTTGTATATGAATGATTTTTTAGATGATGAAGGAGATGAGATTGTTGAGAACTTTTTTTATGAAGTGAGGGATTTGGTTGAGGAGGATTGGGCTTCAGAGGATTATTAGGTTTTAAAAAGGAAACCTGATATAATAATAGTATGAACAAATTAACATATAAGACACCAACAGCAAGAGACGTTAAAGTAGCATTCACCGCACTTGGGCATGATGTTACAGATGCGCGCACCTTTAATGATCCTCGGAAATTCGGACGCCGAATCAAGCTTACAACAACTGTAGCATCAGCTGATCTAAACAATGTATCTGAGCTGCTAGTGAAGATGTTTCCAACATATAAATTTAATGTGAGTGAGTGTACCAATGCAGGATTAAGTTGCTATAACTACACCTCAGTACAGTGCCTTTTAACCAAGTAGGACAAAACCAAAACAAACAAACAAACAAACATATGAAACGTAATAAAGAATGGCTCGCTAACAAGAACGCAACTAAGAATCCTAAGTTGTTTAACGTTAACATCTATCGTGATGCATCTGGTGAACTGCACCTTGTCGGTGGAGACACGGAAGTATATGATAAGCGCACTCAGGAATGGATGCCAGTTAACACACGAGCATTTGGCAATATGATTAATAGCCAAGGGATTCATACAGCATAAGGTAAGACGTCCTGAGCATGACATAAAACTGCTCCGTGTATAGCCCGGACGCACGTTAAAGATACCCGGGCACACTTTTAAATTGGAAATCTGATATAATAATAGTATGAGCGATATAAACGAGTTAGTTGAGTTATTTGAAGATGCAGTGTATGAAAGACCATCAGAAAGAGATAGTGTATGTGAAGTTACTACTGCAATAGGGTATAGTTGTTTAGAGCACTTCCTAGATGATAATCCAGGCGCATGCGAGAAGATTCTGGAATTTATCACTGATCATTGCAAACTCTATGTTGAGTCGAACGCAGATGAGCCAGCATTCAAAGAGTTTGTAGGTGATGGTGAAGAGAGATATTAAGGAACTCTGATATAATATTAGTATGAGCAAATTACAAAACGACATGTATCAACGAATTGATGGGCTAGTAAATATCAAATTGGTCGACGAATTTATCGACCAATTTGCGGCGATCTGCACTGATGTACAGAATGAAGAGCCATTTGAAACTGCAGATGTTATCAAATATCTCACAGCAAGGATGCAAGAAACGGAACTCTGATATAATAATAATATGAAGATGATCAAATTAGGTAAATTTAAATTAGTGTTTGGCCAAATTGGCAATTGCATTACTAACATCCTCCACGTGAAGCTGCACAAGCTCATGGCTGGTAAGAAGACTGTTAAGGTTGGATGGCGTGGTAGTGATTGGGATGAGCTCGATGCTAGTATTACACTCAACAAGTGGTACGTACCGATCAGCGCTACCTGGAATTCAACAAAACTAGCCAAGCGATTTGGCACACCATTTGAAGCTCCGTTCGGCACGTATCATGTCTGGGACTCAAAACTTCTCGGAGAACATATCGAACTCTAAACCACAACACATACAACATAATGAACAAAGTCCTATTACTACTAGTATTGTTAATTGTCAACGCGACCGCTGCTGAGAACGTTGTGAAGTTGGAAGCAGGTATGAACCAGAAAGAGCGGGTCCAGCTCCGCTTAGCTCGAGCGCGCATGCCAGAGATTACCAAGTACTCTCCAGCATGGTTTAACGTCACCCGTACTGAAGCTGTATCCATCTCGACCGGGGCACGTGTACGTTGTGCAGTAGTTCGTCTCCGCTCCAATGGAGCTGTATACAAGACAATCTTATTCAAGCCCTTCCAAGCGTCGGTGCTAGAGTATTGGAATCCATCCGAATGACCGGGAGCAACCAACCACACCTCCCCATACTCGTTTTGCTTATAGCATTAATGAACTTGGTACTTAGCGCAGCGAATGGAGTTATTGGCGTTTGGTATTCATCTAGCGCGTTGGTAATGGCAACACATATATGTATGTCATTTATTGGGCTAGGCGGAGTAGCTCTATGCACCTATGCAATTCTTAAGAAGTAAATAAGCGAGCTCAAAAATCAAAAGGAACTCTGATATAATATTAATATGAAGATACCAGCATATGAACAAGCAGAAATTGTTAAGCGTCTAGACGCTGATCCGCGATTGAAACGTCTAGTACAGGAGGCGACTGAGAGATGTGGTCACGAGTTAGGACTAGATGATGTTGTAGATATTCAGAATAGGTTCGAACAACGCTCCCTGATCATGATCAACCAATAGAAGGAAACCTGATATAATAATAGTATGCAGGAAGACAAATTAGAAGTTGGGTGTGAAGTGTTAACATCAGATGGTACCATTCATAGTATTGTATCAGTAGAATTTGGTGAAGCATGGGCTGAGTGGAAGAATGATGTAAGGCCATACTGGGAGATAGAATGGCCTTATACAGTAGGAATAGTTGGAAGTCCAGAAGTGGTAGCAGTAACTTGGCCACTCCGGAGCCCAGTATCACGAATCAAATAAAATGCCACTAGTATTATAATATGGGAAAATTAAAAACTAACGGATGAGGGTGATATCATCGAAGGAAGAAGCATCTAAATATGGCGCTCTAGATGATCCAGTAAAGATGTATTTCAAGCAGATGGGTAAAGCTCCTCTGCTGAACCGAGAGCAGGAGATTGAGATATCTAAGCGCATCGAGACAGCAGAGAGTAAGGCCATCATGATGAACGACAGCCCCGAGCGTCATCAGCATTGGATGCAGGAAGCGCAACGAGCCAAGACTGAGATGGTTGAAGCGAATCTCCGGTTGGTGATCTCCATTGCCAAGAAGTATATGAATCGTGGTCTACCGTTCCTCGATTTGATCCAGGAAGGTAACCTAGGGTTGATGAAGGCTGTGCGCAAGTTTGAGTATCGCCGCGGGTACAAATTCTCAACCTACGCCACGTGGTGGATTCGTCAGGCGATCACTAGCTCAATTGCCGACCAGTCAAGAACGATTCGTATACCGATGCACGTGCTAGAGCTGATTAACAAACTTAGGCGCGTGGAGAAGCAGCTCGTACAGGAGTATGGTTACGAGCCAACCACTGAAGAGATTGCTGCAGAGGTTCATCTACCAGTTGGGCGTGTACGTTCTGTCATGACAATGGCTCAACAGACCATCTCCCTTGAAGCACCCGTTGGTGGGAGTACTACCACGTTTGGTGATTTCATTGAAGGTCATGCCGCTGAAGAGTCGGCAGAAGAGAATAGCTTATCACACCTCCATGATACAGTCCAACATGTGCTGAACACTCTGACAGAGCGTGAGCGCGAGATCATAGTTCTTCGCTCCGGGTTGATCGATGGTCGCAGCTCCACCCTCGAGGAGGTAGGGAGACAATTTCAAGTCACGCGTGAGCGCATTCGTCAAATCGAAGCGAAGGCTCTCCGGAAGATGCGCGCGGTTATGCCACGCTAGCAAAAAGGAAATCTGATATAATAATAGTATGACGGAAGACAAATTAGCTCGATTGGTTAAAGAATATTTCAACGATGAACTCGAATGTGCCAAGGCAATGGCCAAGGACGAGGAGAAGGTCATTACCGATGATGCAAACTTCAAGCGAGATATCTATATAGATGCGATTGAAATGCTCATCGCTGACATCGATTCGATCCAACGCTGTGAAGAAGATTTCGAATATGTAACTAGCTAGAGGAACTCTGATATAATAATAGTATGACCGATAAAGAAAAGAAGACACGTTTCATCTTAACACGCCGCCCAGAGTTGCTAGCTAAGATGACCAAAGAACAGCTCATCGCAGCACGTGAGCATGTACAAGAGATGGACAGTACAGCACTGTGGGAGTGTTGGGCAACACATTTCAAACCTCTGTATGAACATAAAGTAACTGGCGCACGTTTGTCCAGACCTATTGCAGACAAACGTACTAGTCTCTAACACACCCCCCTCAGAAAAGATGATGGCTCTCTCTACCACACCCTTCTCTGAGAGAGCGGGGTCTATAGACAACGGCGTTCGAGATTGCTGTATATATGAGAAGGGGGAAAAGTACCTGCACCCCATGGCTCCACAACCGATTTTTTTCGCGGAAACTTCTAAATATCGGTTAACCTTTTATAAATAATATTATGAGAAACAAAGATCGGCTGATTTGGGAAGCATTTCAATCTAATAGTACGAGTAAGTTAAATAAAGAACAAACTAAAGAGTTGGTTAACGATTGTTATAAAAAGTTCAGAGAGTTAAATAGGTTGTATAAGCAAGATTTTTTAGATGAAGCCGGTGATAACGTTGTTGAGGAGTTTTTATATGATTTGCATGCTTCGATTGAGTTGGATCTTGGCATTGCCACTCGGCCCCATCAACGCGGGTAGGTTTAAAAGGTAAATCTGAATACCTGAAAACACTACCTAGGTAGTAAACAGAATTACAGTTAACTATAAACAATTAGGGTTGGGAGATCTAAAGGAGAGCGCACGTCACATAGGTATTTCAGAAGTCTCGATGCCACACCATTTTTTCGCGAAATATCTTACCCCTACTATAAATAAATTTATACATGAGCGCAAAAGATTTACAGTACATTAAAGAGGCCTGGGAAGGTATGAACTCGACGTCGAGTTCAAACTCGACCCCGGCTGAAACTGCCCACCAAGCAGCAGATAAGAGTGTTATTAATATCGATGGGTGGGCCGAAGAGCTGGCTGATTCTCTGGGTGATGATTCTCTAGAATATTTTATTAACAACTTCGAGCTAGTTTCAGGTACCCTTATGGAAGCGTTAAAAGACGAGCATCAGTACCGGACTAGTCCGAGAGACTAACTAACAAGACCCCGGATATTCTATTACCAGTGTAACCGGATATCCGGGTTGCTGATCTCTAGAGCTTCCGAATTTGGTAGATATCTTTATAACACTCGGGAAGAGGTAGTGCACTGGGAGCAATCGGAGTTTAGGGGTACCGGTGCATGAGGAGGCCGGGGC